CACCAACAAAACCTGAAGGTGTAACAATGCAAGAAATGATGGATTACATCAAAAAAAATACTTTGTTTTCTTACAAAGACATGGAAGAACATGAAGAAGATGAACCAGGTTGGATTGAAAAAACATATTTAGGAAAACTTCAAGGAAAAGAAAAAGAAAGAATTAATCAAGAAGATAGAGAAAATAATCCTGAACCATTTGATGATAGATATTAAATAAGATGAATCTACAAGAAAACATAAGAAGAATATTAAAAGAAGAAACAGAAGGTATGTCACCACTAGAGCAGACAGTTGCTGATTTTATTAATATGAATCTATCTGAATATGATTTACCAGAAGACTTTGATAGAGTTGCCGTAGATATATTTGATAATGAATATGATAGAAAAGAGTGTGTAGTGACCATATTATTTGAGAAACCATTTAATTTAAAAGATTCAGATAGAATGCATGATATAATGAATGAAATAAAAAAAGAAATCAAAAAATATTTTGGTGATACTTTTTGGTATATAAAATTAGGAACATCGACGGTAGATGTTTATAACAGTACCAAAGATTGGTACACCAAAAGAAAGAATAAATAATGGAAGACATTAAAATCCTTCACCTAAAAAGTAACGCACAAAAATTGGAAACTTGGGTTGCCATGTTAAATGGTGAAAAAAAATTAAATTCCTTGATGCTTGGGTTCATCACGACCATAGAAGAAAGGGAATCTACCGAATGTTGTGGGACACAAGGTGGGAATATGTTCAAGAAAATTATAAAGGGTGGATTGCCTTTGCCTGGTGTAAACCATCATCACTACCATTACTATTAGAAAAAGATTTCACAACCGGTGAAACTTGTACCTACGTTGAAAGAGAAATTTAATCACAATTAATTTAGAAAAATCAAATATTTTTTTGTATATTTACCATTATGGTTAGTGGTACTATTTTAGAATATTTTGAAGATATAATGAGGGGTGGTTTCAGAGAGGATGTGCAAAAATATTTAAGTTTTTTTAATGGTGATTGCGGACGTTTACTTATGACCGTCACAATTCCTTATGACTTACTTTCAAACATGAACAATAAACATTTTGATGATTATATGGTGCGGTTTACGAATTCAATAAATGAAAGAATGGTGAGGTATGGTTTTGAACTTAATAAAGATTACGTAATTGATGTAATAAGAACAGAATGAACCCAAAGTTAGAATATATCGAAGAATTGGTTAGAAATAATATTAGTGATGAACTTAAACATACATTAAACTTCACACTAAATGAAAATAATGTAGTACTAATCAATGTTAAATATGAAACATTAGATATGGTGCCTAGTGTATGGGGACAAATTATACGTAGAAGAATAGTTGAAACACTTTACTCATTTGGTATGAGAGTAAATGAAGATTACAAAATAGAAACAGAAATATCATGGAAAAACACCTTACGACAATAGAATACATCAAAGACATACTTGAAGAAGATGATTTAGATATTACTTTTAAAAAAGGCAAATACGTCATTAAATTTATAATTGACGCTAAAAATAGCATGACTATGGATGCCATTGCAAAACTTAGAGGTATTGGTAAAAAAACTATGACAGAATCAAAACTATTAACTTATTTTCCAAAGGAGTTATTTAAAATAGAATTGGAAACCATAAACAAACCAAAACCAAAACTAATGGTGATGGACTCGTTCAGTAGTGATGTTTACAAAAAGTTACTTGAACAACGTGTAATTCATAGACCAATAAACGTAAACACAACTGATACGGCATTGAATAATATTAATGGGTCTAATTATAGTACTACAGGAATAAATTTAAACCATCTAATTTAAAGTAGAACATATTTATAATAATATGCCATTAAAACAATCCATAAGAAAAATATTAAGGGAAGAAATCAACCCAAACAAACCAGACTTATACGAATTTGCCAAGTGGGGATTAACCGGTGAATATGAATATAGCGGATGTTGGGACGACAACGATTTGGATGGAGCGATTGAATGTGCGGTTGATGATTTTGAACAATTTTTAAATGAACCATACCCAACAGGGTTAGGTAATATACCAAAAAATCCAATTATATACAGATTAATAAAACTAAATGAGATTAAAGATTTAAACAAAAACAATCTGGGAAAGAGTTGGTTCTCAAATCCAAATCAAATTAAGAATCCAGAGTTTTTTGATATGTTGGAATATTTAAAACCAGGACCAAACAATAAGGTATTTTTGATAAAAGGAAAAACAACAATTAATAACATTGATTTAAAAAGAACATTATGGGAAAGATCAACCCAATGGTGGGAAAATGAAATTGTAATTAAGGATGACACCAATATTGATATTTTGGACATAAAGGAATTAACAATGGATAAATACTTAAAGGAATCCAACAATAAGTTAAAGGAAAATGTCAATCCAATAATGGACTTAATTAATGAATTTGGTATAATGGCCGCAATGAAATTCACCGGGTTGACTTATAAAGAAATAGAATCAAAAACAAATTTAACAAGAGATTACAAAATTCAATTCTTAAAAGATTTAATAGTTAGTTTATCTGACGATGAGGATGAAATATCACTTGAATATTGGTTGGATCAACCAATCACTTATAAAATAGATGATGACGGTCAACATATACTTGAACGAATCCAGGTGGTTGATGATGAAGATTTAATATTAACAATTTATGTGTATGATATGGATGAATATGGTGAAATGAGGGATTTAAATTTTCTGTATAATATGGAGAATGAAGATATAACCGATGATGGATTGGATACTATAATTGAACATTTAATATGAACTTAAAACAATCCATAAGAAGAATATTAAAGGAAGAAACGTCAATTAACCAAAAGGTTAAGGACATAATTTTAAATGGAACTGATTTTGATGATTGGATTAAAGCGGTACAACTTCAATATGGGGATGTTGTCCCATTATATCACGCAACAACCGAACAGACATCAAAATTAATTGATAAGGAAGGATTCAAGTTAGTTGATGGAAAAAACTATAAGTCATTTTCAAACGAACCCATTTTATATTTCCAGATTGGAAAATCGGATTATGTGTCAACAAACAGACCGGTATTATATAGATTGGATGTTCCGATTGAATTTTTATACAATGCCGAAATTGACAATGATGGTCCGGACATAAGTGATGAAGAACTTTTTAAATATGTGGATGAAACGGATTGGGATGAATTACCTTATGATATTAGGGACGCCATAATTTATTTTATATGGAATGATTTCAAACTTGACGGAACCGAAATACTTATAAGTGATAGGTTTATGGATGATCCGAGTGAAGATATCTTCAAAGGGTTAAAACCGGTTAAAGTAAAGGACAATTAAGATGAATAACGAATTAGTGAAAAACAAATCGGACCTGATGGTTAACTGGCAATCAAAACTAATGATTGTCACATCAATAATTAATGATTTCTATCCGGATTTTAATTCTCAAAACGTATTTGTCAGAGATTCTGCCGGAGTTATAACGTATAGTGATAAAAAAACAACCGAAGAATATGCTTGGTTCTATCCTTCAACCAAAAAATTATATTTTGATTGGGATATCTATCACGAGTTACAAAAATATTTGGGAGACGATTTGATGCCTTATTTAATAATGTGGTTCAATAAAGAATTTAAAACGGATGTCAAAAGAATAAGCGCCGAATAGATATGGGTTTACAAGAGAATATAATAAAAATATTAAAAGAGGATTTGAATAAAAAGGTTGAAAAAATGACCAAAATTGTTGGATTATTCATTAATGAGTTATATCCAAATTTCAATGAGAATGATGTTAAAATTGATGTGTTTGATGATGATGTGAATTATATTGAAACATATTATGATCCGGTAACACAATTCTTTTTTGCCAGATACGATGATAGACTGAGAGAATTAATCTTAAATACGGAAATATTGGAAACATTGGAAGGTTATTTTGGGGGTGATATGGAATATGTTATTGATTGGTTTAATAATGAATTTGGCACCAACGTGGAATATATAAGTAGTTAGTTATGAAATTCAAGGATGAAAATAAAACCAAACAATTGGTTGCGGGGATTATGTCAAGTGAATATATTTATTAATTATATGAACCCACAAGAAAAAATAAGAAGAATTTTAAGGGAAGAAGGATTTATACCCCTACCAATCAGAAGAAGAGTAACTTCAAGTGATTTAGAAGAGGCATTTTATTATGCTTTAGAAACAAATGTCACATCTATGGATAACCCAAATTCTGTGATATACAAAGAAAAAAAACCATCATTATGGGTATTTTCAAAGTTCGTTATTGATGATATGGTTACTCTTTTAGAACAAGAATATTTTACTAATGACAACCGAATTTATTTTAGTGATACCGAAGAGGATGACAAAACTTATCACAAAAAAATTAGACAACCACTACTTAGATATTATGGTAAAAGAATAAAAGAAAAGTACGATGAGATTATGTCATCAAACGATGAAGAATTAATACAAGAATCCATAAGAAGAATTTTAAGGGAAGAAGTGGAACGAAATTATATTTTTGTTAGAACTGATGATTTTGATAATACTGGTACTGTAAGGGAATTACCTTACGATGGTATACATTGTTGGTGTATATATGAAGATGACTTTGACAAATACATAGATGAGCTTGAATTGTGGGGTGGAAGTAGAAAAAAAGTTAGGATAGTTGATGGTGAAAATTATAAAAAATACGCAACCAATTATAAAATGGCTCACGATTATGTTATGGGTGATAGCGATGAAATTCCAAAATTAGAAAAATTTAATCCCGATGAACATATTATGAAATTTATAAAACAGGGTAAAAAATCTATGTTAAATTATGTTGCCAATATGAAATATCAAATAATATTAATATGAACCTACAAGAAAACATAAGAAGAATAATAAGGGAAGAATCAGATAAAGATATTTTAATTGATGGTTTGTATGACCCAATATATGAAGAAAACGGGATTGTTCTATTTAATGAACCAAGACATTTAAAGATGTATTCTAAATTTGGCATTAAAAAATCAAATGTAATAAGTGGTAAAGAATTTAATAAAAAATATGTTGACTTTGATAATAAAAAACTTCACAAAGTGTTATACAAGGAAGGTATGACTTTGGGTGGTAATTTAGGTGAAGGTAAATATTGGTGTTCCACTGAATATTGTTTAAGTGTTTATTTAGGGGAAACACACCAAAGCAGTGAATATTCCGAATACGTTAAAGGTGTGGTTGATTCTAAATTGGGGGATGACCTAAAAATTTTGGTAAAGAAATATATTTCCGATGATTTATGGTAAAAAATGATATTAATATGAACCTACAAGAATCCATAAGAAGAATATTAAGGGAATATTTGGAAGAAGCCAGGTTGTCCGATCTTTTAAAGGTTACCGGTAATAAAAGTGAACTACATAAATACATTGAGAAAGAAAAATCCAAGGAGTTTGAAATAGATAGGGAATTACCGACACAATTAACATTAAAAAAAAGATATAACAACAAAAAGATAAAAGTTTATTTTAATTGGTTTGACAATTCAAAACATGATTTAAAAAAAAGGATTAAAGAAAGGACTAACTTTAAAACAATTACAGAATTTGCTGATGTTTTTAATCAAGTTATTAATTATGTTTTACCGGATGAACTGGGTGTAAATATTAGTGAAAATGGAAGATACGCCATTAATTTAAGTGAATATAACATTACAATCATATTTTCAATTAATCTGGATGATTTTGATAACCAAAAAGTAACAATTAACGTTATTACCATACTACCAAAAAGTCAAATTGACGAAAAAAATATAATACAATTTTTTGTATATTAGAATAATTGTTGTATATTTGTCATATGAAATTCAAGGACGAAAATAAAACCAAACAATTGGTTGTGGAGATTATGTCAAGTGAATATATTGATATTGTTTCTGGTAAGGGTTTATTTTTTAATGACAATATAGTTTATGATAAGAATTTCTCACACATCACAAACGATAGTGAGTACCCACTTATAGAAGAAAAAGTAAAATCAATTGTTAAATTAATAAATGAAGACCCAACTCTGGTCCATAAAGATTTGGAGGATGAATTATGGTATATGGTTTAAAAAGGTAATCCCACCCCAAAAGAGTGGGGTTTTTTATTTTTAATGGTATTTATTAATTATATGAACCTACAAGAAAACATAAGAAGAATATTAAGGGAAGAACTAAATAATAGGGGTGATTGTAATATTATGTATGTCCCAGAACAACTATCTAAATTATATAGGTTTTCAAATCTGTGGGATATGGTGGTTAATGAAATTGATGAATTGATAGAAGTTTCTCAATTAGAAAAAGAATTATTACCAAAAGACATTACAGTATATTCAGTTCAAGAAATTATACATAATAGATGGGCATCATAGATTATGTTATGATAGAATAAATAATAGAGATTCCTATGTTTATATCTTTGATAAAGATGACAGTCAAATTGTTGATTGTATATTTTACGGTATAGGAGATTGTTAATATGAACCTACAAGAATCCATAAGAAGAATATTAAGGGAAGAGTCACTAAAACACTCTTTAATTGATGAGATTAAAACTGAGGGGTGGTTTAATGTTTCACAATATGTGGGTGGTGATGAAGAACTTAAAAAGATTACCGAAATACATAACTCATACCAGTTTATGAAATTGTTTTTAAATATAACCCCAAAACAAAGTGATGAGAGACCTGAAATGATATTATATAAAAACGAAATGGGGGTCAATCTTTTTATTCATGTGTTTAATAATAATCTTAATGAGTATATGGTTTACTTCAATGGTGATATAACATATAGACCATTACAATTTTTTTTAGAAACGAGACCATTAGGGGAAAGAAATGAGTTTTTAAACAAATGGTTAAGAAAAAATTACAAAATAAATGTAGCTGACCGCAACATAGTTTGGTTTGATCCCAAGGAGGACAGTTATTTAACGTATTTAAATTAAAGATGAAGATAAAATCAATTAAGGTTATCAAAGGAAAAAATAGATGGAGCGATTCCAAAGATAAACTTATTCATATGGTTCTAGATTTAGGTGAATTTGAAGAAAAACCATCAAATAAAATAAAAGGGTTTTATGAAAGAATAAAAAAACATTTACCTTCATTAAAAAGTCATAGATGTTCAGAAGGAAAACCAGGTGGATTTTTAAATAGAATTAAAGAAGGAACGTGGATGGGACACATTATAGAACATGTTGCTTTAGAATTACAGACATTGGCGGGTTATGATACAGGATGGGGAAGAACAAGAGGTGTTAAAGGTCAAAAAGGTGTATATAATGTAGTATTTAATTATGAAGATGAAGAATGTGGTAAAATGGCTGCAAAAGAGGCATATAACGTTGTTAAAGATATTATAAATGATAAAGACCCACAAATAGATAATATAGTTAAAAAACTAAAACCAAAAAAACAAATTAGGGAATCCATAAGAAGAATATTAAACGAGGAGTCACTAAAACAAACCCTCTTGGACGAGATAATGAGATCGGGAATAAGAGACACGGCAAGTATAATGAGTGTGGATGTGAAAGAACTTTTAGATATGGTGGGGATTACAGGAACAAAAGAAGATATGATATTTCTTATTAAATCAATAATGAAAAATGAGGCTAAAGAAAAATTTGATTACTGTAGTTATAATATTGTACCATCACCACATTATATTACATTATATGTTTATATACCTAAACCATTACCCGAACACGAAGGTGTATGGGCTTATGATCAATCGGTACGTTATAGAGTGGAAGAATTAATAGGTCATTTGTTATCCAAATTAGGTGGTGGATTAATCAGAGGACATTATTTATATGTATATAATACAGGAGATTGTTAATATGAATCTACAAGAAAACATAAGAAGAATATTAAGGGAAGAGTCACTAAAACAAACTTTAATTGATGAGGTTAAAAATAACGGTGTACAAGAAACCGCCGAACTTGTGGGAGGAATAAGTAATCTTATAGGTATATTAGAAATAGAAACACCAATGGATTTCTTAAACATATATAATGATTTGGAAATTGTGGAAAGTGAAGAAAAACCAGATTATTATTTATTCAGACATAACAAAAATGATAACGTTATAATGTACAACAAAAAAACTGATTTTATGTTATATAATCAAGATAAATTCTGGCCAGTATTTACGATTCACTTTAAAATGAACCACTATGACATTAATGATATGATTTCAAATTGGTTAAAAAATAAGTTCAACATAACGATACCTAGTACAAGAATAACAAACGTACCACAATCACAATATACAAGATTATCTTAAACAACCTATTTAAGTCACAGGATAACTTTAATTCATTCAAACAAGGTAAGACCCCAGAACATATCAAAAACACTCTAAGATTAAAGAAAATACATATAATCAGAATATATGATTAATTCACTCGTCTCATAGTCCTTCACTACCGTTCGGAATTCGCCTCATAATTTAATCATACATTCTTGTGTTCATTATTTTATTCTGTTCATTGTCACTGAACATAAGATTATACTGAAACACATTCCCCCTCCTTTAAACTAACACCATTTAATTAAGGTCCCCATTTAATAACCCCCCAATATATTGTCCCCCAGTATAATGGATTATTTTAATGTGGTTAGAAGTATGTTCCATTTTTATTCCGGATAGGTATAACGTTGTTATTAATGGAGGGGGAATAAATGAAGGAACCATAACGAAGGGACTGTTATGTTTTGTAGTATATGTATAAGGTTAAACCTTGCTTAGATACTACAATTAGTAAGTCCCATCTCCTCTTAGTCGTGGGGACTTTAAGTAAGTCCCACATTTTACCACAAGTGATGAAATCCTATTCGTTGGGGGTGAAATTATGTCACATTTACATGTTCCATACGTTGGAATGACTATAGGACTAACGTCTCCCCCGGCCTTAACTATTATATGAAATTTTTAGCGGGAAAACGTATATAGTAAAAAAAATGGCTTTCTAGATACCTACAGAGGGGATTTTTTAAGGTGTGGATATCTACAGGACCAATTATGGTGGGAGAAAGTGGTAAGTAATTGTGGTAATTTATGGGATGAGGGGATTGTGTCGTGTGTGAAGTCCAACTGACATTTTGTCATTTCCTAATATTTTAACAAAAAGTTATTAACTATTTCCCCAATTTTACCACTAACATAGACAATATAATATGTGTTTACATTAACCAATAAGTTACTAACATTTATGTGGACATTAAATAATGCCCCCACAAAATATTACAAATGGATCCAATAGATAAATTTATCAGAGAAAATTACACCCCAACGATAACTGAGACCAAAATGGGGATCAGTTGTTTGTTCAAACATAAGGAGGGATTGACTGAAGATAGTGTTGTATTTTTTGAGTTCGCCAAAAAACAATGGTCAAAGAAACCGATAATGAATAAAAGACAATATGTGATTGTGGACGCTGATACCAGGGATCTGATTCAGTTTTTGTCCAACTACTATAATCTGGATGAACAAAGTTACAATGGGGTGAGAAAGATAATTGTGGACATGAGTATTGAGGCTCTTGATAAATTTTATGGGGAGGAGTGATTTTCCAAAGTAATGATATATTTATATGTAAGATGATTATTTTCCCCCGAGCTGGGAATTAGTTAATCAAAGTCCTGGTGACTTGTAAAGATTAAGATGATCATTTAAAAAACAACAATAAAATAAAAATCCACAAAAGAGTGGGTAAGGGTTTTTATCTTCCATTACATTTGTATTGGGAGAATTTTTATTGTCCATAAGTTTGGAAATCTCAATTATTTTTTGTATCTTTGTTCTGTAACTGTTTGACAAAGATGGGGACCGAGTGGACTCCAACACGTCCCAACTTTTTTGAATTTATATAGGTAGGTTGGAGTCTACCCTCTGCGAGAGTTATTCTCCCGAACCCGTCTCGGTTATTACCATTGACAATATAAAGGTAGGGATAATTTTTGACATATACAAATAAATCCCCCAATATATTTTAATAACCACTAATAATCGTTAATAAGTTCTAATAAGTGTTAATAACCAGGGGGAAAATATAAAAAGGGCAAGAGGTAAGCCACAATAGGTTTCTGGTGGCACAGACACATCTACTTACTTAACCCTTTTTAATATTAATGGTTTTTAACATTACGTTCCCAATATACATAACCGGGAGTGGGATCTTCAACTGGTTGATTTGTTTTGGCTGAAATAAATATGATCATTGATATGATCGTATATAACCAAAACCATATGGCGTACTTCCCGGTGTGACCTTTAATGTACCACTTAACAAACCAAACCAATAATATAATAATTGATATGGTTGAAAAGATCTTGTATAAGTATTTTAGAACATCCAACATTAATCCAAGTTTATATTATGACTATTCATAATCTCCCAAAGTTTATCCCTCAGTTCTGATACAATATTATATTGTTCGGATGTTAACTCCTTGTTGTTGTGATACCCATGTTTAACAATGGATCTTAATTCCTGGTCCAGATCCCATAAAGTCAACTTATATTTATAACCATCAATGACCATTCTTATTTCATCGGCCTCTTCGGTTGAATCAAATTTAAATATTACTTCTCCCATTCTTATTTATTTCCCTGGCTTCATCCAGTAGTGATACAATATGTTCATAATCAAAATGATTTATCTCCCCAATCTCACCGGCCTTTAATACATCTTCCTTGGTATACCCCCTCTGATCTTCTTCCATTTGTTTGGCTTGTTCAATAAGTCTATTAAATATTCCAGGATAAATAATCATATCTTCATTCAATAATTTATTCTCAAGCCATCCAACCGCGGACAATTCTTTTTCCATACCACAAAGATACATATTATAATCCACATAAACAAATTTATTTATTAACAGGGGGTGCTGATAACTTATATGGGCTCCCTAGTACTTTGGTATAGGGGCTCCCCCTATTTTGGGGGTGGGGTATCCTGGGTCCCTCCTGCCATTTTGTCAGGGTCTAATACCCCCTACAATCCCCCAAATAAAATAAAATCTATTTAAAACAAAAAAGGGGATGTATCCTTAAAAAATATTTTTGGGAATTTTTCAGAAAATCCGGAAACCCCCATTATGGAAATATCATAGGGTTTTTATTTTATGTCAAAAAACTTTTCAACATAAAAAGGGGTCAAAATATAAAAATAAATTTTTCAGAAAACCAGAGTATTTATTATTAAAGTATATTATGAAAAAAATAGTTAGATTAACGGAATCGGATTTAACAAGAATTGTTAAACGAATATTAAATGAACAAAGGGAAGAAAGTGATACGGTAATTGAAATTACAAAGGTGGTGCCGGATGAACGTTCAAAGCGTAAACCAAAAAATAAATTTCACGTTAACTACCAAACCATCATTAATGATAATTTAATTGAAATTGAAGGTACGTTAATTCCATATCATACTGGTAGAAGTATGGAATATGAATTTCAACCGGATTATTTTATGGATGAAGATACTGAACAATATTATGATGAAAATTGGGAAGATGTTGAAAAAGAAATTTTAAGTAAATTTTATGAAAGTATTTTTTAAAAAAAATAAACATATTTAAGCAAACCCCATTCCTAATAAGAGTGGGTTTTTTATTTTATGTCAAAAAACTTTTCAATATAAAAAGGGGTCAAAATATAAAAATAAATTTTTCAGAAAATCAGAGTATTTATAATTAAAATAATATTATGAAAAGAATTATAAAATTAACTGAATCAGATTTAACAAGAATTGTTAGACGAGTTATTATGGAATCTACCGGTGAGAAATACGAAGTTAAACAGGTTAGCCCAACTTCAAGCGGTAAGTATAGTTTTAAATTAGTAATAACGGACCCATACAAAAAAACAACAAAGTCAATATCTGGAACATTTGATTGTGAATCATTAACAACAACTTTAGATGGAAAAATTGTAGATAACACTAATCTATATAATCAAGTAAATTTATCTTATATTAAACCATTTTTTTATGGTTATAATGATAACTATTGTAAAATGAAAAAGGACTAATCGATATAAAACTGTAAATCTAACTTATATTAACCCCCCAACGAATGAGGGGTTTTTTATTTTATGTCAAAAAACTTTTCAATATAAAAAGGGGTCAAAATATAAAAATAAATTTTTGGAAAAATTTGGGGAAATTCCAAAATATACCAATAAATAAAATTTGTGGCAATAATTGGATTTTCCTTATTTGACATATTAACATTAAAACATATGAATAATTTGGATTATATCCATATGAGTGGTTATTTTGATATGTAATTTCTTGAAAAATTTTTTAAACAAAATCTCCCCCAAACCCCCTCTTTTTGTTTTTTGGTATATTTATCTTTATATGAGCAAGATTATTAAATTAACGGAATCACAATTGGTAACCATTATTGAACGTGTTGTTAATGAGGCCGATTTTAGTGTTGAACCACAAATCCCTTCACAACCCAGAGAAAAAGACATTAAAGATGTGTTCGGCGAAAAATATGGGGCTTATATTCCAATTGACGTTTTAAGATACATGAGAAAATCTCCGGCAAGGATTTTTAATCGTCTGTATGATATCTATGGTGATATGGCGTATGAATATCTTGACCGAGCAAAAAATAAAAAATAATATCAAATTTTTTTATTATCTTTGCTCTTATGTCACAAGAACTAAAAGAAAATATCAAAGATTATTTCAATAAACATATTAGAGATAAAGAATGGAATAACAACAAGAATCAATTCCAAACTTATTTTCGTTCCATGTTGAAATTATTGAATTTGGCCTTAACTGATCCTGACTTTTCTTCAGATGTTACCCAAAAGGTGATGTATAGATTATTATTTGGTTATAATGGAATTGGTAAACACGGGATTTCAACAAAACTTAAAACAACCGAATCAATTGGGTTGCCCGCAAATAAAAAAACAGATGACCATGTTTTTGGTGCCGTTGAGATTGGAAGGTTTATTAGGGAAGAATTTGAAAAACATAATTTGGATATTGATTATATGGTTGATGTTTGGTTGTATGAACATCTTTTTTTGTGGTCTAAAATCAAAGTTTCCAAAAATGAACATCAAAAAGATAAAATTGAACGGAACAAACATTCCATTCAACAAAAAATGAACCTGGAACATTATAAGGGTGTTTCAAAAATTGTTTTTTGATGTATTTATATCTATATGAAAATCATTATTACAGAAGAACAATATAAAAAACTATTTGAAATAGATTATAGAAATCTTGATGACATTATAAAGTTTGGTGAGTTTTCTGAATATTTTAAAAAAGACGATTTAAAAAAAATTAATAAGTTTTTACTTCTTATTAGAGATCTTGGCGTTGTTAATATGTTCCAAGCAGGTGATTTTCTTTTAATGTCAATTGATTATTTTAAAGACTTTATGAGACTGAAATCATATGAAAGGGATTTTGATGAAGATATAATTTCTGAAATTGAGGAGATATTACCTGATATTAAAAACATTATGGTAGGTGCTGGAATAAGTTATGTTGAAAGTAAAGGTAATGAGATTACACCAAAAAGTGTTGGAAGAGCAATTAGAATGCTTACTTCAAGTATAATGAAATATTATATGTCACAAAATTTGCCAAATGTTAATGAATCATATGATAAGGAAAAAAACTTTTTGAGAAATCATTTTGGTTTTGATTTTTCTGATAAAATCAAACTGATAACCTCAACTTATGATGTCCCAACTAGTTTTGATGTTTGTCTTAGCTCCCTTAGTACGAGTCTTTGGTTAAATTATTGGGGTCCGATGTTTCTTTTTGAGCTTGATGGTGTAAATTATCTTTATCAAGATAGAGGTGATTTTGAATTTTTTTTTGGTGACGATTGTGATACCTACACTGATAATGAAATTCCGGAACGACTCGGAATAGCCGAAATGGGATTCAAATTTTCTGATATAATTGATATATATTTTGATGAACAAATGTAATTTTTTATTATATTTGTATTATGAATTTTATTGAATCCGAAAAGTTTTTATTGAACTTGACTGTTGGTGAAGGTTATAATAATGTGACCGTTGTTAAAAGAACCCCCAATAGAATATATCTATCAAATGACAAAATTGTCCACATTAAGAAGGGAAATGGTTTTAAATACCTGGACGCAAAAGGTTTGTCAATTAAACAAATCCTAAGAGATATTGAAGGTTATTTGGTGTATTTAAAACATTGTTAATGAAACGTAAAATCCAATTTATTTTTTTGTGGTTATCTTATAAGTTACCAAAGAAAAAAAGAAAAACCATTTGGGAATTATAAAAATAATTCGTATTATTGTTTTATGTGCAATAATTTCCCATCCCCAAACTATCAACTAAAGGTAAGTTACCCATTTTCATATTTAAAATATCCACATCAACATTATTTTAGATTGATTGAGGATTTTATGTCTTTTATGTATGATGGGATTGATTTTAGAGTTATACCACATAGAGAAGGTTATGATATTTTTATTTTAAATGTAAATCCCTATAAAGAATACAACCCATTTAATTTTGATCCAAGTTATAGAGTAAAGACGGAAGGAGGTTTTACGCACATACATCAATTTGAATTATTTAAAACCTTTTATGGGTACATTCCGGACATTGTCCCGTATTTAAATTTTAAACTTGCGGCACATCCAAGTTGTTTTAATATGGGAGGAGTTAAATTTGACCATAATGGTGTATTTGAAGAGTTTAATTTAAAAGAATATTACTTTAGAGAAGAAGGTTCTAGACAATATTACAGTAATGAAAGAATGTCTGAGTATGAACCAATAGGTAATATGGTTAGATATGACGAATTTACTTGGTAGTTATATTTATCATTATGGATGAAAAGATAATCAAAATATATTATGAAACTTTTTTGGAAGACGAATATGATTTTAATGGAATTATATTGACCCCATACCTTAATAGAGAAGAAGATAGAATTGATTGGGAGGTAGATAACCCACAAAAAGTATCAGTTTCTAAATCAAGAATTATAGATTACATCCATGATCTTTTTTATGATTTTTGTCAGTATGTTGGTTCGGGACTAAAAGGTCAAAGAGTAATTTATGATTCTTTACAAAGAGCAGCAACAAATTTATCTCCAACATTTAACTTTCCAGGTGGTGATGTTTTTTTAAATCAAAAAGATAAAATTAAACTTTTATTAATTTTAACTGGTATAAAACAAATTGTTTATACCACAACAGAAGGTAATAAATATATTTTTGATATTGAAATTGATGATTTTAGATTTGATAATAGATATGCTGAAGAATTTTATTGTGGATTTGATGTTAAATTTTTATTAGGGACAAAAAATGGTGAAGAAATAGGTGATAGTGAGATGAGTGAATGTGTTAGTGATGTTTTTAGAGAAGATGAATTTATTGATTATCAAAATGGTTTAATGTTACCATTTTGGGGACCAATAATTAATAACCCTCTTTTATTTGAACTTAGAGAAACTTATTATTCTAATGATTTTCTTCCGTATGATAAAAATGGAAATAAAATTGATTTTTATTAATGTTTACAGAAAAAGAAATAGAAAAAATTAATAGGTTTTTATCTGACCAAACTTTTGAGTGTTCATCGACACTTATTGGTGGTAGAGACATGCCATATTTTAATTTTAATTTTGAGTATCAGTTTGCAATTACAGGTATTAAACAAATGATCTCTGTTGGTGAGTGGTATGATAATGTAAAGGTATATGTTGAAATAATTGATATTGAAGATAAGTTCAAAAAATTCTACGGTATTTTAGGTAAACACTACAATAAAGAAGAACTAACAAATATATTTTTCAAAAAGGAATACGTTTTTACACATAGATTAAATGAATGTATAAGTGATACGTTAAAATATTTCACCTCTGATGAATTTGTTAGAATTTATTTTGACAATATCATTATGTCAGACAATTTATATGAAACGATAAAAAATACTGAAGATACGGCTTAGGACCGATATTGCTATGGCAATATGAACCCCCATAAGTGTCGCTACCTGTGGGGGTTTTTGTTTTTAGTTGATTTCAACAACTTCTAGATCAAAAACCAATCTTTGACCTGCCAGAGGATGATTGGCATCCAATACCACACTCTCTTCTTTCACTTCTTTTACGATGAAATTAATCGGACCCATTTGTGTTTCAGCTTGGAGAGTAATCCCAACCTCAACTTCACCTGGCATCTTGTCTTTTGAAACTTCTTCAACCATATAATCATTGTACGGACCATAAGCCTCATCCACTTCAATGGTAATTGTTTTTTTCTCACCTTCAACCATATCAATTAAACCTGATTCAAAACCTTTAATTAATTGACCTTGACCCAATGTTGCAACCAACGGTTCCCTTCCTTCAACCAAAGACGAATCAAAAATATTTCCATCTTCCAATTTTCCTGTGTAATTAACAGTCACAGTGCTGTTTGCTTCTACTTTTTTCATATTAATATTTTTTTTATAATGGTAAGAAATTTTTAATTGGTTGTAAAACTATTTATAGAAAAAAGATGATGAAATCAAGAAAAACAAAACTTATATCAGAAACCAATACCTTACTTGAAAAAAGATATTTGGAAAAAAAGTTTTTAATGGAACAAGAAGATAAGGAAATTCCAAAACTTCAAGTTATGCCAATTAAAAGAAAAATTGGAAAATATAAAATATCTTTGTTTCAAAAAAAGAAAAATGAAAATTTGACGGATATAATGACACCCGAACTTTTAAATAAATTAAATTTAAAAAAGGAATATGCCAATCAAGAATCTGCCATTTTGGATATTGAAAAAATTAATCCTTCAGACCTTGAAAATATAATTTAATTCGTATATTTGCATTATGGAAAATTTGGAGAAGCTGGACTTACCGGAAATTAAATCATTGTGCAAAAAATATAACATCGGAATTGTTGGAGAAAAAAAAGACCTCATCAAAAAACTCAATTATTTTTTGGACCCAATTGATGATGTTTTAAATGTTCACCCCGGAAGAAAAATACAACCGGATAAAAAAATTGTCGGTGTTAAAATATCCGAAAAAGATAAGTTAAATCAGATTTTAAAAAACAAGGGAACCTTTTTATATTATTCATTGGGTTATCAATATTATGTGGTTGATAAACAATTGGAAGTTTGAAGTATTTATAGTATTATGCGAGATTTTTCAACAATGTTTAATCAGAATGTTTTAAGATTAATTCTAGAACAACTCAATGAGGCTTTTGATAATAGTAGATATGATGTGAATACGGATTATGTTCAACCAATTTATGAGACAATTCAAAATGTGGTTTCGTATTTTGGTGTTGATGATTTAACTTGGGATGAAGGTACGTTTTTTTGTGAACTGGTTAGGTCTAATCCGGATTATGAAACTGAACCAATTAAGGTACCTAGTCTTTCAACCTACGCCGTAGATGTGGACGTAAGGGTTGTTGAGTGGGTTAATGAAACTTATATACATAAAGTACAAAGTTATTTTCCAGAAGAACTTGATTCAGTAAAAGACCAATTAATGAATGCATATGGTTATGCTTATTGGGAAGGTGAAAGAACACATAGAGAAGTATATGAAGCTGAGACTCAAAATGAAGAAGTTAATTATATTGAAAAAATTGAGGATGAGGAATAAAATTACTATATCAGAAAGTGATAGGCAAAGTATTTTGTCTATGTATAATCTTATAACAGAAAGTATAAGAGAAATAACAATTTCTGGTGTGGTTAAAGATGAGGTTGGTAATCCGTTGAATGGTAGTAAGGTTGAGTTTTTGGATCAAAATGATAAATTGTTGAAAGGTACAATTTCTGATGATGATGGTAACTACGTTTTATTATTAAATTCAAATAACGGTGATTTCAAATTAAGAATAAGTAATAACAATTTAGGTTATCCTGCTTCAGTTTTTAATATAGAAGTTAAGGAAGGTCAAAATAACTACAAATTAGACGTTGATTTAAAATCAAAAGAAAGGAAAGAGGTTGTTGTGACAAAAAAAATTCAAGAAGTTTCTGGTAAAATTTACGATAAAGATGGTTTAATTGTAAATGGTGTAAAAATAACAGCGGCATCGGATATTGAAACTAAAATTATAGAACAACAAGAAGATGGTAGTTATATTTTTAGATCACCAAAACCAATTAAATCGGTTACTTTAAAATTTGAAAAAGAAGACTTTATCCCGGTTACTAAAGAATTTGATTTTACAGATGAAAATAAAAAAATCTTTGATGTAAAATTATTAAAAGTGACAATGTTGAATCTAAAAGTAATTGATTCAATAACAAAGAACCCAGTCAAAGGTGTTAACGTTATTTTTCTTGGATTAAAACAAAAATACGTAACCAATGAAAAAGGTTTAGTGACAATAAAAAATATTGAAACCAGAAAAGAAAAAATAAAATTACAATTAACAAATTACCTAACAAAAGTTGATACAATTACAATTAAAGATGGTGAGAATAACATAGTTGTTCCTTTTGATAAATTTGGTTCACCGGCAGAAAGGATTGATGATTACAAGGATAACTTATTTACAATTTATGGAAGGTCAAGAAGTGATTTATCATTTAAAGAGGCACTTAAAGATGCTAAACTTGAGATTGTAAATAAGTACTTGGAAAAAAATAAAAGAACTTATAAAAATATACCAGAATTCAAAAATGTTGATTTAGATATCAAATATGAACTTGTTTATCAAAAACCAAAAAAGTCGGATGAGGATGAAAATTTTGTAATTGTTAAAGCAAGTAAAAAAGATATTAAAGATTTTATTAAAGATTTTTCATCAAAAAATAACATTAAGATTGAAGCTGAACCATTAACTTGGGAAGAAGATAATCTTGAGTCCTTAATAATTGAGGCCTATAGACAAAATAAAAATGTTTTTATTGTTTATGGGTTAATGAGTGACGAACAGACCGTTAAAATGATTGAAGGAATTAATAAAAACACTTCTTTAGTTAATGATATCAATAAAAAGAGTAAATTGATCTACGTCCCTAATTCAGATAAAAATGAAAATAAAAACTTTTTAATTCAAAAGGATATTGACGTAAGTAGTTACCCTAGAATGATCGTTTTAAAACCAACGGACTTAAAAGGTAATTTTACAGTGTCCTATAATAAACCATATAGTCAAATAGTTAGTAAATAAATAATTTTGATTTAAAACAAAATAAACGTATATTTATAAATAAAAAAATTATGAACAAGAAAGTAATAAATGAGATTAACCAAATGAAGTTTTTGTTTGGTTATAAGCCAGGTAAAGTGATATCTGAACAAGATTTACCAGAAATGGATCTTGAGGAAATGGAAGTAGAAGAAATTGATACTGATGAAAAATTGGATGAGGAAAATGTTGAAGAAGGTACTGAAATGGAAGCGAACGAAGATTTTGATGTAATGGATTTTGAAGATATTGAAATGTCCCCAGAAGTCGCTCCAGCTCCGACAAGAGAAAGAGAAAAAACAAGGGAAAAGGAAAGAGAAGACAAACCTTTTAGACCAAGTAAACCAGACAGACGTAAATTACCATATGAAGATCCAGACACTAGACCACAAGGTAGAAAAAAGATGATGTCTAGATTTGATTCTGAAATGGATGAAAACATCTACGAAATTGAAATTGATACGGATATTGAAGAATTATTCAAAAAAAAATAAATAATGAATAGAAAAAGATTATTTTTAGAAGCACCGATTGGTGATTACTTACCTGATGAATTTAAACAAAGGGCAAAGGATTCCAGTAGTAGATTATATAACGACCCACAAAATCCAGCACCTAGTAGTAATGAAGTTGCGTCAATTATGATGACACTTCCGGGTATGGAAGGTTCTAAAAGGAATCAATTGAAAGATTTAGCTATTAAGTATTTTTATCAATTAAGACCTTGGGTTAAAACATTAGTTGACGAGGGTAGAATTGAACTTAAAGTGAATTTAGGTGGTATGTCTGGTGGTAGACACAAATCTCAAATCGTTTCCCCTTCTAAAATTACAAAAGCGAAAGAACAAGATCCGAATTTTGACGAAAAAGTTAAAAAAAGAAACTTTACAAATGCCAGAGTACAAGGAAAGGCTTGGCTTGATGGTTTTGGTGCTATTAAAAAAATGGAATCCGATATAAAATCAATTGATTCTAACCTTTATAATCAATATATGAAGTTCGTTAATGGTGCTTCAAGATTTTACTGGGAAAATAGTGATATGTTAGAAAGGATGGCTTCCACCGGTGCTGGAAGAGTCGCTTATTGTGATGTTTATCCGAGTAATGAGAACCCAGGTACTTGGGTTATTGAAGCCGGAGCACCACATTTACCATTATTGATGCACGAATTAATAAAGGGTGCGGAATATTACGAAAGTTTATTTTCTTTACCATCAAATAAAGAAATTGGTGACACAATTATAGATGTTGCTGACACACACAAACACGAAATTCAAAATATGAATTATGGTAGATTCTTAATCAGTAAAATCAGATACTTTTTGGAGGAAATGGTTGATGGGTATGAACCAAGTATGGAATCTGATATTTTTATGATGATTGAAAGCTTACCAGAAACTGAATATAATAAATTCATGGATGGAATTGTTAAAGATGATAATAAAATCATTGGGCAATTCATAAAATTCTGTGAAGATGCTGTAAATGAACTAAAATGAAAAACTTAACAGAACAAGATATTACTAGAATTGTACAAAAAATCATTAATGAAGATGTTTCAAAGGATAAAATGATTGAGATATTGGATGATGTGGCAAATCGTCTTAGAGAGCATGGTATGAAATACTACAGAGAACTTAATTCTTTGAATTTTCAATACCCAGCTGAGAAATATAAACGAGTTCCACCTTTAAAAAGAGGTGATGTTGAGTTACCTAAAGGTGTTAAAGTTTCAAAATCAATATTTCCAGACGAAATTTAATATTTTTACCATATAATATTTATTATTAATGGAACCAACACAAGTTAAACAACTTTTTATTGATCTATTTGGAAAAAAACTAGAAATCTACGGACTTTTTGTTGAATTATTTGAAGTTGAATTAATAAGTACCAATAATCAAAGAAAATTTTATAATTTTAACTTCAAAATTACAAACCCAAATGACGTTTCTTACTATTCTCTACCATTTGACTGGGAAATTGATGAGATGTTAAAAGATTTTAGTAAATATGTTGACGTTAGTACTAGGTCAAACGTATTTTTAGATATAAATCAAGGTAAGTTATATTTCAATAAAGAAAAAACTAAAGAAATTGAGAACGCATTCAAGAAGATTGACAAAATAAAGTTTACTTTAAGGTCAAATATATTGAGTAAAGACCTTTATGAAGTAAAAATTGAGTCTGTTGGGTACAAAAAATACTATCAACATGAGCACATTCAGTTGGTAAATGTCATTAAACCAGTAAGTGCGACTAAAAATGGTGAATCATATGATGTTGATAAGGTTATATTGAAATATTATGAAGAATTTTTACCACAAGAAGAGACTTATTGGGAATCTGAAAACCTTTATCTACATTTAGATCAAATTTTAACATCTATCCCTTCAATCGGCGGTTATGATGTTATAGTCTTGGAGTACACCACAAAACTATTTCGTAAATAATTTAATATTTTAGCTAAAAATCAATGTTTAAAACTATTTATTTATATGAAAATACTAATTACTGAGTCACAATACCAAAAATTAATGGAAAATATCCAAGTTATTGATGATATTTTAGATAAAATGAACGAAATAGGTTACGAAAACCTTGAAAATAACGAGAAAATCACTCTAAATAAGTACTCAGAATGGTTAAATTCGGGTAAAAAAGGCGATTTTATGGACGAAATAACACCAAAAAATGTTGATTTTGAACAAAAAATGGGTGATAAATGGACTAGAACACTAGAGGATGGTAGTGAGTTAACCTTCCAATTTGATTACGAAGAAATTGAAAAAGACGTTGATTTATATTTTGGTGTAATTTATTGGAATAATAAACAATGGATTGGGTGTGTTGTAACCGAAAAAGATGGGTCAGTATCACTTTTAGACTTTGTTGAGGATACCGAAGAGTTCCAAACATACAAATCTGGTGACACTTCGTTTGAGTATGACAAATCAAAAGACATTTATTTGGGTGATTCTCTTGGTGATTTATATGATGAGGTGTATTATTTTTTTGAAGAGATAGTTATTCCAGAATTAGTTGATTAAATCATTTTCTTTTAAATAATCAAACAAACTTTTTGCTAGTTTTTCACCGAATATAATATCTGACGGATAATGTGCTTTTGCCATTTGTCTGGAATATACAATGTCATCCTTAATTTTTTTTAACTCCTTTTTGAATTGTGGATATTTTTCTGACAAAACAAGATAAAGTAGGTTAGATTGTGTTGAATGACCAGATGGGTAAGCAAAACCTTCCATTGATTCCAACATCGGGTCAGTTAATTTCGGATCCAATCTAAATGGTCGTGGTCTCTTATAAAAATTCTTCAAATCCAAAATGACGAAAACTGCGTTTTTTGTAAGTTTTGATATTAACTCCTTTTCATTGATGTTTTTTGATTTTAAAAACTCAATGAAGTTCCCGTCAATGTCATCTTTTTGTTGAACAAACCTTTTTTTCAAATCTATTTTCTTTAGAAACTCAATTTCGTTTTTTGTTTCTTCACTATTGTCTGAAGGTGGTGGTGTGTTTTTGAATTCTGAGATATTAAAGTTTTTGAATATATTATTCTTTGGAATTTGATTCTCATTTAGATTCATCAAACTTTTAATTCTAATAATTTCATTTAACAACATATTTATATAAATATACCGAAAACCCACAAATCTTTAGTTTGTGGAGTGTAAGGTGTAAAATAAATTAAATATTATTTAAATACGAGATATTTATAAGTAATTAAAACCATTAAAAAAAAAATAAACCTATTGTCTGGTTCGGGAACCGAGTCGGACATTAAACAAAAACCTGTGGAGGCGTTGCGGTTACGCAAGTCAATGAAACGGGAAACTTACGAATCTTTAGTTCGTGAGTAGTTCAAAAGTATCTAAACAAAACATTATGATAACAAAAAAAGATTTTTTAAGTAAAGGTTCGTTGTTAAATGAACAAAAAGAAAGTAACAAAGATTATGTTGAAATGGTTTCATTGTTGTTACATTCAAGAACTCAGATACATGTGTTACATTTACAAACCGGGTCATATCCGGAACATATGGCGTTAAATGACTATTACAATGGTATTGGTGATTTGGTTGACGGCTTAATTGAGTCTTATCAAGGTAAGTATGAATTATTAAAAGGATATAACTCTTATGATATTTCAGAATATAAATCCACCGAGTCAACTGTGAAATACTTAAAAGATTTATGTGGTAAAGTTGAAAAACTAAGAAGTTGTTGTAAAGATTCTTATATACAAAATCAAATTGATACGGTTTGTGAATTGATTAATTCAACACTATATAAGTTAAGATTTTTAAAATAAGAAATTTAAACCATTGCTACTTTTTTTCCGTACTTAAAGAACTTCTGTTGGATATTAATAGTGCCGGATTGTTTTGGTAAATTTTTACCCTTATTATTGAAATAAACTGGGATAGTCTCATTAAAATATTTTACTAATACCGGATTTAAACCTGGGTATAAATCATGCATTTTATCCAATTGTTTATTTACTGTACTTTCACCGCCACCTGCTGAACCACGACTATCAATTTTTTCGTATGTATACCCATCAGTTGACGGTCCTATTTTTACTGACCAATTAACCGTTAATGTTTGTGGGTTTATTGTAATTTTAACATCAATAATATCAACTGCCTTCAAATTATTTTCCTTTTTATATTTTTGGATTCCATCATTAACTTTAGTATTTAATCCACCACCAAATCCGTCACTTTTTCTTCTTTGGAAAGAGTGTAACGCATCATATGGTCCGACTTTACCTTCTGCGGTATATGTGCCTTCAATAATATCAACCGAAACACTTTCATTACTAGAATTGATGCTTGATGATGGGTCAATATAAGGGTCACCTAAATCCGGGTCATTAGCGATTGCGTCCGTTACTTTTTTATTAGCGTCCTTTAAATTCTCATTCATATCTGATGTCCAATTATTACGTTGATTTATTGCTAATTTTATTAATTCGTTTCCAGACTTCCCATTTTTTACAGCTTCGTTCATTTCTCTGGCCCAATCTTGAAAATGACCAGAACCATTCCAACAAGCGTACGCAAAATGAAATAAAAGTCTTAAATTTGATTCCACATCTTCTCTGGATTCTATTAATTCACCCATATTACGTTTCATTGATGTTAACATCATAGCACAGGCTTTACTTTTTAGTTCATTTTCTAAATCACCACCCCTATATAACCAACGCCATTTTTTACAAAACTTATCAATACTACCGGCCCTTGTTTTTTCCTTATCTATTATACCCCAAAAATCGCGACCTTCAGGTTTTGAATCCCAGTCACCCATCTTTCTATCAATTCCGAACATGGTTTCAGTTGAAACGCCAGTTGGTTCAGGATGGTTGGTACATTTTTTATCGTCTGGGTAAACGGCCGGATTGAACCAATAACCACCTTCAAACTGATTAATTATTTTATTACAAAATAGAGACCAAACCGAATCTAAGTCTATCGGTTGTTTAGTACCGACTACTTTTCCAGTCACCGTACTTACACCCGTAGATTTTTGTGGTGTAATTTCACCGGTTTCACTACGATTCCACAAACCTAGTGGTCCTTGTTCTACTATTGTGTTTTTTAATAAATCAATTAGTTTTAGTCGTGACATATTAAATAAATATAGTCAAATAACAAACAAAAGGATATTTATTAGTAAAACATAAATTTATGAAAGGTTTTATCGGTTTAACGGCAAAAGAAAAAGAGGATATATTAAAACTTCACAGTAAACCATATGATGGTTATTCTGTTGGGAATGTTAATACTAACTTATATCCGATTAGTGTATATGATGACGCAAGAGATAAGGGTGGTATTACACTTGATAATCAAAACAACCCATCGGTCTATAAAAATCATAAAATTAATGAAATTGCAGCAAAACCATTAAACTATGATGAGATTGATACAGCATATGAATATGAATCAGACGGACCTCAACAATCAATGACACAAATGGGTATGGGAAAGAGACCATATGAATTTAAGTCAAAGGGTCCAGTGGATGTTTATGAAATGCCAGATTTTGATGAATTGGTTAGTGATGATGAAGAATTACAAGCCGATAGAGATGAGATTGAGGAGAACGTATCAAAAACAATTGATATGTTTAAGAGGGTTAATAAAATAAAGTAATGGAAGTTGTTGAAATAATATCACATCACGTTGATAAAACTCAAAACATTATTGTTGTTGAATTTAGAACGAGTGTGGATGATGAGGATGTGGTTAGGGAGGATTTTATTGAATATTCATATTTTGAAGAATTTGGATTTGACACAAAAGACGTATTTGACATTTTTGAAGGAACAGATTTTGATGATGACGAATGGGAAGATGATGATTATGAATATGTAGATGAAGATAAATTAATTTCTTTTTTGAATGAATATTATATTGTTTTTCCAAAAAAGATACCAAGAGGTGATTTTAGATGAAATTGAATAAGTTAACTGAAAATATAAATAGAATAAAAAGTTTGATGTCACTTGTTGAAACGTCAGATGTTGATGTGGATGATGTTGATAAAGGTGAAATAACACAAAAACCCATTCAAGTCCAAGGACCAGATGGGATGGGTGATGATTCAGACAATGAATTAAAACAAGAAGAAGTAACAGAACAAGAAGCGGGAAGTACAGAAACGACAACTCAAACCTCATCAACTGATACTGAAACAGAGACCTCATCAACCGGTTACCCAACTGTTACAAAATGGGAAAGTAAAAGAACCTTTGGGAAAACGTATATGAATGACCCAAAGTATAAATGGGAAAGTGGTAGAGGTTTAGGACCAACATATAAAGGACCGAACGCCAAGTGGGAAAGTGGGACAACGGTCGGTAAAGGAAACCCAAGAAATTAATTATGAATAAAATAATAACAGAGGAATTAATAAATCAGATTAGACTTATGAATTATGATAGGTCTAAAACTCTGTTGGAACAAAAAGGAACCATTGAAAAAGTGGTTCAAAAAACCGATCGTTTAGGTTCCGAATTTAGAGCAACACCCAAAATATTTTCAGATCCAGTTTATAAGGAATATGAAAAATTAAGTCCAGAAGAAAAACAAAAAAGAGAAAACGAATTTTTGAATAAAAAATGGAAATCAAGATTATGTACAACTAACGCTCAACAAAAAGGTAGTGTTTATAATGGTGAGTATTATGTGAGTCACGAAGATTTTTGTAAACCATTCGGAGGGCCACAAGTATATCGTACAAAATCAGAAGGAAAAAGTTTTTTAGGTATTAGTGAAAAAGATGTCTTAGGTGAAGGGTTTTTTTGTGGTTGTAAAGTAAATGGTCAGACATTTATTGGTGATAAAACAGTTAAGGTAAATGAATACCTAAATAGGCCAATGACTGAAATCACATACCCTATTGCTGATTTTTTAAGTGAACCACATAATATTGCAATGATAGCATCAATCGCCTTCTCAATGTTTGGTGGGGGTATTGGTCAAGTTTTTTCACTTGTTTTTGACGCAATTGATGTTGGTCTTTTTATTGAAGAAGGTGATTATTTTATGGCCGGTTTGGCGATTATATTTGCTGTTATTCCTATTGGTGATTTAGTAAAGGCTTATTTAAGGAAATATCCAGGTGCTAAAACTTTTACAAAAAAAACATTAACAAAAATATTGGAAAAATTAAAAATTAAAAAACCTTTAACTCCAGATGAGAAAAAAATATTAGATGCAATAACAAGTGCAAAAATGCAAAATAAAGTATTTTGGAAAATGGTTAGAGAAAAAATACGAATGACAATAATGGGTAAAAAACCAAATTATGTGGTTGCATTTATAGTATGGTTGGTTAAAAAAGGTATTTTGACAAGTCAATTTTTATTGAAGTGGGGTTTAATAATCGGAGGTGTTTTTTATAGTTGGTATAAAATAGCACAATGGTTGGGTGTAAAACCAAAAGATGAAACAAAGAGTAAAAAACAACCATCTAAAACTGATTTTGTTGAAATGAATGTTTTAGAGTATCTTAAAAATATGTCATCAAAAGGTTACACGTATAGTACAAAATTAAGTGGTACCGAATTACCGGAAGTTGCTGCTTTACAATATACACTTTATGCTGGAGGATATTTTACCGCACCTAAAGTTAAATGGGGATTTTATGATGAATCAACCAAAAAAGCGGTAGAAAGCTATCAACAAAAAAATTCATTAACCAAAGACGGTATTGCTGGCCCAAATACAATTAAAAATTTAATTGATAAAATAAAAAGTAATAAAATTACAGACTTCTCAAAACCAGAAAGTATCGCTAGATATAATTTTGGGAAAGTAACAACAAAAAAAGAGGTTGATTTTACTGGTGAAGAATTTATAAAAAGTTATGAGGAACAAAAAACACAAGTTTTGGATTCTATTTATAATGAATTAGATAAGATTAAAGAAAGTATTAATATAGATTCATTAAAAAATGTGTGGGGAAAAGGTGAAGTAAAATTTAAAATCCCAGAAATACCTAAAGAATAATTAAAAGTTATATTTATCATATATGAAAGATTTGATTTCAGAAATACAGACAATGAGAAATAGGATGGGTTTAAAAAACGTATCTACACCAAAAATATTGAGTGAAGCATCAATACCTACCCCATTATGGAATAAACTGGCTAAGTATTTTGATGAACTAATACTCGGCAGTGAAAAATCATTAGATGATTTGGCAAAAAAAGGAGTAATCACAAATGAAGAATTACTTTGGTTAAAGAAGAACGCTTCAGAAATTTCTAGAAAGGCAAAAAATATTGTAGACCCAAATACAAACGAGTATATATTAAAAAAGTTTAAAACCATCACACAAAATGTCACAGAAGATGAACTTGAAAAATTATCAAAAATAGGTTTTGAAACTTGGTTAGAAAAAAATCCAAAGACACTAGAACCCATTGACGCTTTAACTGATAAAATTTCTAAATTAATAGAAGAATTTTCAAGTACTGGTAAAATACAAAATGATCCGGAATTAACTAAATACTTAAATAATGGTGGTACCTGGGAGGATTTGTTCAAAAGTACTTTAGAAAGTGAAGGCTATAAAGATGAGTTATTGGATTTTGCCCTGGAAAGATTTAAAAAAAATATTCAAACAAAAATAGTTAAAACCGAACCTTTAAATGTGGAAAATATCATAGAAGATAAAATTAATAAACTTTTAAATGACCCAACGTATAAAGATTTAAATAGTTTAGAGAAGTTAAAAAAAATTAATACATTAAAAAAAGAATTAATAGACGAGTTAAAACTCAAACAACAAGATAAAACACTTTCTGCTAAAATTTCAGAAAAGGAAATTGAAAAATTAGTAGATGATAAGTTGGAATCCCTTTCTGGTACTATTGAGACATTTTACACAAAAAAGGGTGTAACTGATTTTTTATTATCGGTTAAGGGTGTCGGTAACTTACTTGATGAATTTATATCTCTTGGTCAATTATTTAATTCTACCGCCGAAAAAAACATAACAACATTAAAAAATGATATTTCAGATATCATTGTGTTAATTGATAGGTCTGATTTAACTGAAAATTACTATAGAGAGGTTGCAAATAAAATAAAAGCACTTTCAAGTAATGCTAGAAAAACAAAAGAATCTGTTACTAAATTTTGGGATGATTTAAAGAAATTAATTACTGAAGCATTTCCGAATGACCCTAAAAAAGCTCAAGACATAATAAATAAAATAGGGGGGCCAAACAAACTAGATGAGTTTTTCACTAAAACTAACCAATACGTTGAGGTTGGTGATAGAATTAAGGAGACGTGGCAAAAAATTTTAGACGCTTTTGGTAAATTTAAAAGTCTAAATAAAGAAGTTGGAGATATGAGTAGTAATGTCTTAAAATTTGGTGAAGGTCCGGCAAAAAGATGGGTTAATTTTATTGCCAGTGGGAGTTTTACATCATTTAAAGAATGGACACAAAGATTAGCACAGAGAAGAAAATTTTTGTTTGTAGGGAAAGAGGTACAAGGATTTAGTTGGAAGTCTTATTTTGATATGTATTGTAGGATATGGTTTGTTACTAATCTTGCGGTACCTATGGTTACTTCTTTCTTGTCCGCAGTAGGGTTGTGGTTTTTAACGGCTGTTGGTAAATTAACCGGTATTGGTGATGAGACAAAATATTTTACTGAAAATAAAAACAAATCTATAGGTGAACTTTGGGGTGAGTTTTATAGTGATTCAATAAAATCTAGTTTAATACCTTTTATTGATGATTATAATGGAAAAATGGAAGGTAGTTTCCCACAAAATATTGAACAATGGGGTAAATGGGCTACTGATTTTGTAGGTGCAATAATCCCTTTCAATACAAAAATTGATGATATTGCTGATTTTATATTTAACACACCTGAATACCTATCAAAAGCGGAACAAATTAAAAACGAACAAGTTAAAAAAGGTGAGGATACACTTGAAAAGGTTTCAGACAAATTAAAAGGAAAGGATAAAGTGTTTGCGGATAAAAACAACGAAGAGTTAACCAAAACAAACAATAATATTAAAGTAAAAGAATATAAAAATACAATAGTAGATGGATTAAACAATAGGTATTATATTTTCACAAATAAAGAAATAGGTACCATGCCATCAACAGAAGAAAGGGTAAAATTATTTAATAAAATAAAATATGAGGGTAAACCTGGAACATTTGAACAAGATAAATTTTTTATTACAATAAATGGTAAAAAATATAAATTTGTTGATAACACATTCTATGAAGACCCAACCACAGGAAAACAAGGAAACTGGAAAGACCTAGGTGGAAGACTTTACGAAAACAAAAATAACATTATGAAAGATTTACTTAAAAAAATCATTTTGGAAGAGGAAGAAGAAAGAACTCTTAAAATGAAAGATTGGGATGAAATATTCACATTCCAAAAGATGGATGAAAAAAATCCAGGAAAATACACTGAGGTAAAACTTAAAATGGATTCTGTTATGGATAGAATGCCTCATTGGAGAAAGAAATATAAAAAGGAATGTGAAGATATGGATAATTGTGATGATGATGGTGAAGATGATTCATTTGTTAGAGCAGTTATTGATACACACCCAGAAGTCGTTAGAATCCTATTTACAAAAGGTTTAGCTCATTTAACTTCCAGTGAAGAACAAGAAGATCTAAATGAAGGTTTACACAAATTATTGGCCGTTATTAGAGAAGCTAAAAGTGTTGAGGTTGAGGTTTGGTCTGTTTACAGACACCCATCAAGTCCGGATAAAATCTGGTCATTGGTTAAAGGTGATTACAAACCAAAGGAACTAGCTTCAATGGATGTTAAAATGCAACAATCACCACAAAATTCAGTAGAACCAAAAAAAAACTCACTTGATGAGTTAAAAAAAAAAGAATCTGAAGCAATAAAAATATTGTCAACAGATGAAAAAAAAGGTTTAAATGAACTTCCAATAAAAGTAAGGAATGTTGTTAAAGAAAAAATAAAAAGAGGTTGGACAACGGAAAAACCATCCGATAAGTTAATTAATTTTTTTAAGAAATCCGAAGTTGAATCCGCTTTGATTGACTCAATTGATATTTATAAATTAAAACCAACCAAAGAATTCTTTAATTTCATTACCGATAACAAAACGGAAGATTCAATTAAAAGAGGTTTTTGTAGATCAATTTATTACGTTAAAAAAGAAATTGATTTGGAAGGAAAAGTGATGGAGAGAGTAGATGATATTTTAGATAAATGTCAAAATAAATTTGACGGAAAATACGGACAAAATTATATCTAAAAGTTATGGAAACAAATTTATTTAAAAAAGATAAGGATTTACAATATTGTGAAACATCAATAAAGGATTTTTATGACAGATATCAAACCTTCTATAACAAATATGAAAAAAATATCCAACCACAACCAACTTCAGTTGATAGTGATTTACCGGATAATATAAATGATTTATCTGAAGAAAAAAAAGTTGATCTTGAAAAACAAAAAAAGATTGTAAATGATTGTATTGAAACTTACACTAGAAAGTTTAAACGAAATATATTCAAAAAAAATCTTAATAAAGAAATCATACAATTAACAAATCCAGGAGGAAAAGTTAGACCTTTTTTTAGAATTGATGCTCAACTTGCTGAATCAACAGATATTTATAATAAAACAAATGATATGAGTATTTCTAATTCTATCAAAAAAGTTCTTACAGAACAAGTTGAAATCAAAAAACAAAATTTAACGGAAAGAAATATAATTAATGATAGAATCAATTTTATTTTGGAAGACACCAATAACCAAAGACTTAATTTAATTAACGAAGCAAAAAAATTAATTAACAACGGATATAACAAAACTATTGTTAAAGAAATAGTGAATCAATACTTAAAATGATATCGCATTACCATCTGCGATTAACAAGGACGATGGTAGGATTTTTAGGTAGAACTATTAGTCCATAAACCTTAAAGAAAGGGAGGTGTTCAAAATCTAAGAAAGGTGACTCTAGAGTCGCCTTTTCTTTTTGGGAGTATTTATGGTTATGGAGTTTTTTATAAGAAAAAATAGTACATTACCCTTACTTCAAGTTAACATCACAAAAAACCTTAGAGTTGATTCGTCGACCGATAATTTGGATGACAGTGTTATCTATTTTTATATGAAAGATGTTGAAACTGATGTATTTAAAATAGCAAAAGAAGATGCTTATTATGAGGCTGGTTCAATAACTTATCAATTTACAAAAAAAAACACAAGTAAGATTGGTAGATTTGAAGGTTATTTTAAAATAGAAAATGAAGAAGGACTAATTGATTTACCAGTAGGTGATAAATTATACATAAACATTATAGATTCATTTAGTAATAGTGAGTTTTGTTGTAAATAATTATTAAAATGTCAAACAAAAGAATATCCGAATTACCCTATATTGATCAAACGAAAATATCTGGTAATACTTTGGTTCCACTAGTAACATATTATAGTGCGGTTACTGGAACTACAGTCCATACATATGTTGATGACTTTAAGGACTACATTTTAAGTGGAGTATCTGGATTAACAGAAATATACGTAACTGGCGGTACTTATTCGGCAAATACAATTACTTTTACAAACAATACTGGAGGAACATTTACTGTAACGGGTATTACAGTAACCGGAACTACGATAATGGTTGGTGATTATCTCCCTCTAAGTGGTGGGACCGTTACGGGATCAACGTCTTTTACGTCTGGGTTAAATTCAAATATAATTTCAGCAACAACTTATCAGAATTTACCAATAAGTGGATTAACCGCTGGTAATAACATTAATATAAGTGGTTCAAATGGTAATTTCACAATATCCGTTACTGGAATAACAAGTGGTACTACTTTTACTGGAAATACATCAGCCACTTGCATAAATGACTTATATGTAAGTAATTTACACGGATGTTCACCAATAACAATTCATGATAGTATACAATTTACTGGATCAACAGCATCTGGATTATTATCCTATGCTGAAGGATATCAAACAACAGCATATGGTGATTATTCTCACTCTGAAGGTAGACAGACAACGGCATCTGGTGATTATTCTCACGCTGAAGGTAGTGACACAACAGCATCTGGTGAATATTCTCACGCTGAAGGTTATAATACACAAACTGGAAAATACGGAGCATACTTATCTGGACCAATAACAAGTGGTACCATAACTTTAAATTCAAGTTACGGTAACGTAACACCTAATTTTACATCTGGTAATACTATTGTTATTGATGATAGTGATTTTAATAGTAATATTGGAAGGTCAAATTATACAATATCCGCGGTTACTTTTTCTTCACCAAATACGATAATTTATCTAAATCAAACAGGTACAACTTGTACCGGTAACGCGATTATTGGTAATATAAGTAATTTTTCATTATGGAACGGTGATCAAATATTAAGAGGTGATTACTCCCACGCTCAAGGTGAAGGAACAAAATCCATCGGTATTTCATCATCTGCTAGTGGTTATTACACTATCGCATTTGGAAATTATTCAAGTACTAGTGGTGAGTACACAATTGCGTTAGGAAATTATTCTCACGCTGAAGGTAGAGCAACAACGACAATTAGAAATTATTCTCACGCTGAAGGCAGTACAACAACCGCATCTGGATATTATTCTCACGCCGAAGGTATTCAGACAACGGCATCTGGATTATATTCTCACGCCGAAGGTGGTCAAACAGTAACTATAGGTCAATATTCTCACGCTGAAGGCGGTGAAACTACCGCCGTCGGTATCAGTACCCATGCTGAAGGAAAATCAACAATGGCATATGGTGTGTATTCACACGCCGAAGGTAGTGGAACAACGACATATGGTGTGTATTCACACGCTGAAGGAAAATCAACAACAACAATAGGTGGTCATTCACACGCTGAAGGTATTGGAACAACGGCATTGGGTCAAAGTTCACACGCTGAAGGTATTCAGACAACTTCTGTTGGTAATGGTTCTCACGCTGAAGGTAATTACTCAGTAGCCATAGGTAGTGCTTCTCACGCTGAAGGTGATTATACAACGGCATCTGGAAATTATTCTCACGCTGAAGGTTCATCAACAACAGCGTCCGGATATGCTTCTCACGCTGAAGGTTCATCTACAACAGCATCTGGTGTTGGTTCTCACGCTGAAGGTTATAATACGCAAACTGGAAAATATGGTGCGTATTTATCCGGACCAATAACAAGTGGTATTATAACTTTAAATTCAAGTTACGGTAACGTAACATCTGGTTTTACATCTGGAAATACAGTTGTTATTGATGATAGAGATTTTAATAATAATATTGGAAGGTCAATGTTTACTATTTCAGCGGTGACCTTTTCCTCACCTAATACAATACTATATCTTACATCAACTATTGTAAATTGTTCAGGAAACGCATTAATAGGTAATGTTAGTGATTTTAGTTTATGGAACGGTGACCAAATAATAAAAAGTAATTATTCACATAGTGAAGGTAATAATACTTTTACTTTGTGGGAAAATTCTCACGCTGAAGGTTATAAATCAATAGCACTAACACCCAATTCTCACGCTGAGGGTGGGGATCAACTTAATAACATACCTGGAGGTTATACTATTGGTGTTGGTTCGCATGCTGAAGGTGTATTAACAACTTCTTTTGGGGGTTGGTCACACGCTGAAGGTTACCAAACGATAAGTTACGGTAATGGTTCACATTCTGAGGGTAAATTAACAACCGCATTAGGTAATTTTTCTCATTCCGAAGGTCTTCAAACGACAGCGTCGGGTTATTATTCTCACGCTGAAGGTCTTCAAACGACAGCGTCGGGTTATTATTCTCACGCTGAAGGATACAAAACAATAAGTAGTGGTATTGGTTCTCATGCCGAAGGTGGGGATCAACTTAATGACTTAGCTGGAGGTTATGCGATTGGTGTTGGTTCGCACGCTGAAGGTATAAATACAACTTCTATTGGTATTGGTTCCCATACCGAAGGTAGATCAACCACAGCCTCCGGGTATGGTTCTCACACTGAAGGTTCTTTAACGTCAGCATCTGCATATTATTCTCATGCTGAAGGTAGAGAAACTACAGCATCTGGAGATTATTCTCATACTGAAGGATATAAAACAATTGCAACTGGTAGAAGTTCTCACGCTGAAGGTGGTGATCAAATTAATAATATACCTGGAGGTTATGCGTTAGGTACTGGTTCACATGCTGAAGGTATTAATACTCAAACAGGAAAATACGGAGCATATTTATCTAATCCTATAGTAAATGGTGTTATAACTCTTAATTCAAGTTACGGTAACGTAACATCTGGCTTTACATCTGGTAATACTGTTGTTATTGATGATAGATATTTTAATAATGATATTGGAAGGTCAAACTACACAATATCCGCAGTTACTTTTTCGTCACCTAATACTATATTATATCTTACTAGTACTATTGTATATTGTTCCGGAAACGCAATAATTGGAAATTTAAGTGATTTTACATTATGGAATGGTGATCAAATAATAAGAGGTGATTATTCCCACGCACAAGGTGAATTAACTTGGAGTATAGGTATAGGTTCTAATACAAAAGGAGCATTGAATACCGCGTCTGGTTATCATTCACACGCCGAAGGTGGTGAAACACATTCCATTGGGAGTGGGTCACATAGTGAAGGTAGAACAACAACTTCTGTTGGTTCTTTTTCTCACGCTGAAGGTAATGCAACAACAGCATCAGGAGGTTATTCTCACGCTGAAGGTAGACAGACAGCCGCAATTGGAATTTATTCACACGCTGAAGGTGGTTCAACAACGGCATTAGGTGAATATTCTCACGCTGAAGGTAGAGAAACAATGACATCTGGAAATTATTCTCACGCTGAAGGTTATCTTTCAACAACAGTTGGTAGTTATTCTCATGTTGAAGGTGAAAGAACAACAGCGTTTGGACGAAGTTCTCATACTGAAGGTATAGGAACAATCACAGTAGGTGACTATCAACACGTACAAGGTATGTGGAATGTTACTGGTGATACAACACAAGGTGCTTTTATTGTGGGCAATGGTTCAGATAATAACAATAGAAGTAATTTAATATTTGCAGCAGGAAACCAAGTTAATATATCCGGAAAAACAACAACCACGAACTTCAGAATGACATCTGGGGCAACAAATGGTTATGTTTTAACATCAGATAATGATGGAAATGCGAGTTGGAAAATATCCGAAGTTGTAGGTAACTATTTACCATTAAGTGGTGGAACCGTAAGTGGGGGTACATCGTTCACAAGTGGATTGAGTGCTAATACGATTTATATAACAACAACACCGACGACTGACACACAAACAACGACACAATATTTAACAAGAGATTCTTCAACAGGTCAAATTAAAAGTAAAACTATTCCAGGACCAACAGTTTATGGTTTATTCGCTCAAACTGGGAATAGTACAACAATAAGTGGTACAACATCGGAATTGTCATTAATTGATGGTGGTATTGGTACATTATCTGTCCCTGAGAATGGTTTTAACATTGGTGATTCATTTAGGGCTGACTTTGGTGGATTAATGTCTTCAAAACAAAATGATGATATAAGAATAAGAATTAAGTCTGGATCTGTAGTTTTAGCGGATAGTGGTTTACAAAATATGGATGCCGGAACTGATGATGTGTGGCAACTTTCAGTTAATTTTACGATAAGAAAAATTGGGGGGCCCACTCAAGCTGAAATTGTCACATTAGGCGTGTTCCACACAACAAAACAATCAAATGGCACACAAACAGGGTTTGCATTTAATACCGTTAATTATACAACATTTGACACAACAATACCAAATCAATTGGATGTGACCGTACAATTTACACAATCCTTTTTCATCCAACCAAACATATGGATCATTAGGATTTTCCATCCAACCGTGTTTTGAATAATAATCAAAATCTTTTCTTAAAAGGTTCGCCCTATGTGATGAATGAAAATCTTCACAACCTAACCAATGTGGCAATATAAATTCACCTTCAATTTTTTCATATTCCATTGTGTTTTTAAAACCACGAACTTTCCAAACGTCAATTGAGTCGTTATAATATTGTTTAAGAGCGTTTACGTATGGTCTCCACATAATTGAACACGGATGATTTAACCAACCTTTATAAGGTTTACCATCTTTACGTAAACGACCGGTAATAGCCGATATTATCTGGTAAGCCTCAACTCGTTGTTTACCTAAACGTTTGTTGTCAAGTGATTCTAATGATTTTCTAAAATCTGAATATGGAAGAAATGTTTGCATATGACAAAACTAATGATTTTTTTTCAATTTACGATATATTTATAAGAAAAAAATTATGAAACAATCTATAAGACTAACCGAATCCGAATTAATTAACGTAATTAAGAGGATAATTAACGAATCAAATGGTAAAAATTTGATGGAACAAGTGAATCCAATTGTTTCAGATTTAACATTAACTTTAAATTATTCAGTTGACCCAACATCCAAACAAAAAACATATTCACAATATATTACGTTTTCTACACCTATTAACGTGGAAGATAGACAAGCTGGTAAAAGTTATATGTATGAAGGAGTTTATGCTATAACATTTGATTTGAAGGAATGGGAAAGTATAACACCGAAAAAACAAACTAAAAGCGGTAAATTTATCACTGGAGAAATACGTGTTAGTGATAATGTTTTGAATTTTTTAAAACCATACCTTAATAAAGGTAAAAGTCCGGACCCGATTAAAATTATCAACCTAATTCCGATGATTAAAAATACAGAAGGACAAGTAGTTAAATCAACAGCTTCGTCTGGATCTGTATATTTAACTGTAACTGAAAAACAAACAGGAGTACCAGTTGGCCCAAAAGATTAATTGAATTTTTCACATTCCTTTAATAATCTGAAATTTGGTAAATTTGTATATATCTTTATCTACACCGAACAATGAAAACCAACTAACTTGTTCATTGTTTACATCTAAATTTATTAGCATCCCAATATCATATCCGTCTATTAAAAAACTAACCATATACAAACTACCAACATTATTGAATATGATATTACCTTCTGTTTCTAATTCACCACGATAAAAATATTTGAATTGATTGCGTGTTAAGTCAAATTCATACGATACATTCGCATCATTACTGAAGTCATCAACAAATTTGGTACTATTAATAATATCAACAATATTTATACCAACGGTATCAATTACGTGAGTATGATATGTTTCAGAAACTTCTATTCGGATAACTTGACCAAAAACTGACTGAGAGATTATTGAAGTCAACACTAGAATAAAAACGATTAACTTTTTCATAACTTTTATTTTTATATTATTTATATCAACAAAGATAAGGTATTTTATATTATCAAACTAAATATTAACATTTTTTAACAATTTACCTATTGACTTAATTTAATTTTGTTTTTCTAATATAGAAAAAATCCCACCATAATTAAATGGTGGGATCAGTTGGTGGACCTAGTGAGCTCCGACTCTCACGTCCGGTTCGTCTTGTTTAAAAGACAACTACATGCTTAGGTTGGTATTTTCTAATACCCCAAACTATTTGGTTTTTTTTTGACCAAAAACAAAGTTAATTTGTTCTTCACCATCGTAAATTAACAACCAATGGATGACTCAATTTTGGGTTTAGTCATTCTCTACCTTTGTTGAGACTTCTGTTCCAAGGTTATGTGTCCACCGACCCGCCGTTTCCGTACCTAATCTAGGCTACAGTAACTTCTTCAGTTGCAATTAAACCAACCACTGAAAGGTTATCTAATACGTTGCCGTATATTGTTTGAATCAGTTTTTAACGAGATTAATTCAGTCCCGGCATGCTCCCTTTATTCAACCAACGCCCGTCAAATCCGATATAGGCCCATATGACGTAATGAATATTTTCAAAGAACTTATTACAAAGGTAATATATTTATTTTAAATAACCAATATATTTATATAAATATGTTAAGAAAAAAATTCATTTTTGAGAACGAGGAAGAAGGACTAACTGATTATGAAAAAATCCTACGTGCCGCTAAAGGTAATATAAACCTTAGTGAACTTGATTTTGAAGATTCCGAAGGTAATGATTATAGTGATGACATTGAAATTACTTATGATGGTTTGGTCTTTACTTTTGATGGTTTGGCCGAGTATTTAAGATTTTTCTTTAAAGACGAATACGAAGAAGGGAGTGAGTCTTATCACGATGCCGATCATTATGAGTATATGTATACCGGTAATTACGAGTGGAGTCGTGAATTTTGGGATAAGTCAACCGACGAATGGCGAGATGGTTATATACTTGATCGGTTAACACAAGAGCACCTAGATTTAATTAAAAGGTTAGCTCAAGTTTTATCACCCAATTTATCTAGTAAATTAAAAAACCTAAACATTGTTGATTTAACTAAACAAGATAAATTAAAAAAAGAAGTTTCTGATTTTCTAGAAACAATAGATTTATCTGATAGTATAATTGATAAATGGGTTGATGCTAGTGTTGATGGTACGACAAATAAAATCTATGAAGGTATTGAAGAAAGATATTGTAATGTATTTAGTGAAATAGGTATTGAGAGATATAGTCAGAGATATTGTTTTTGGAAATATGAAATGGATTGGGGTTCTTGTATGATTTTATATGCTCGTTTTGGTACAGATGAGGATAAGTTTTTGGACTTACTGTTTGAAGCGATTAAAAAATTAAGAGTACGTCATTTACCGGTTTGGTATGAAATGGAATATGAATTTTGGGACAACGAAGCTTTTAATAAAACTTGGGGTCCAGAGGTGACAGAATTATTAGAAGAGAAACTTGAAGAAATTGAAAATAATTCAGAATATTTTGATGAGAATTATAGTGATACTGTAGAAAAGGTACTACAACTTGGTGGTCTTGATAAATGGATAACAACAAATGACGATAAATATCAAATACGGATTAATCAAATTGAACCAGAAACCAGTTTAATTTCCTATAGTATTATACCAAAAGGTCAATGGAAAGCAAAAGGTGGAAAAACCGATATTGAAAGTTTAATATCGTTATTCTACAACGAAAAACTATTTGATTTGACTGAATCAAAAAAGAGATTCTCAATCCTCAGAAAAAAATCTATCCTTTAAAATACCATATAGATCCAATAATTCATCATTAGATATATAGATTTCACTATCACCGTAGAAATCACTTATCAATATTCCATCTTCATCCTCAATAACATCAATCGTCTCCAATTGATGTACTTGAAAATCATCATTATCTTGAACAAGTGAATTCATTACTGTTTCTGACGTATACACAATTGGTTTATATTCGTATTGGTATTTTTTATAACCAAGCACTTTTACCATATTTTGACCAACAATTATTGCATTTTTTACATCGTCAATTGATATAAATTCTTGATTTGTGTGCATGTTATAATAACCGCACGACATATTAATACAACAAACATCAATTTTCTTTTTTAATTGTGAAATATCAGTGTATGGGTGTGATTGAATAAACATTTCATTTTTAAAACCATCCTCAATGACCTTTAATGTTTTGTTAAAAAATTCGGAATCTCTTTCAAACAAACGAACACCCGAACAAATCTCGGTAATTAAATGATTTCCTGGGGCGTCATATTGTGTAATGTAACCAACATCTTGAAGAAAATTCACATCACATTTACTTGATCCGTGACATCCGGTTTCTTCTGAAACAAACAAACCAATTTTAACTTTATCCAAAGTTTTTAATAACTCCAAACAAATAAAAATACCACATTTGTCATCACCACCAATTCCGGTTGGTTTGTTATCTTCGGTATATGCCTTTAAACAAGGAACCATCTGGTTATTGAATTGTTTGCCGAAGGTATTTGGTCTAATAAGGTTTTCTTCTTTTATGATAATTTTATCAACCTTTTGATGAACGGTATCAGTATGTGCGATGAACATTGGGTAATATTCTCCTTCATTTAATTTACCTTTGGTTGCATAGACATTTAACATCTCATCCCTGTAATATGATACACCTGGAATCATATCAAGTTCGTTGCATATATATTCAACCATATCTTCTTCTTGATATGTTTTGGAGGGAACTGATAATAATTCTTTAAATTTATTTAGGTTCATCTGTTTTTTTTGTAAAGATAACATATTTATTTAGATAAAACAAATTATTATGAAAAGAACTTTAAGATTAACCGAATCTGAATTGATTAATGTTATTAAAAGAATAATAACCGAGCAAGACACCGCACAAAAACCCAACGAGGATACTAGAATAACTCTACTAAATCGATGGAAAGATAAAAAAATTGTAAAAAATGGTGTGTTACGTGATTTTGGTTTAAATTCATTTAAAGTTTCTGGTCCTAACTATGATATTTGGGAATTTGAATTAACTGGTAATCCGTTAACGTCAGATGATATGGGTACTAGAACAATCGCCAGTGCTAAATATAAATACAATCCAACTAAAAAAGTTTGGATAGATATTAATGGAGAGGAAAGAACTGGAGACGTTCAACCATATAGTGTTTTAAATAGATTTAAAGGTGAATCTGAAACCAAATGGACTGACTTTTGGGGTGGAGACACATATAAAGATTTAGTAATTTCATCCAATAGTCCGTTTTTAAAGGATATGAAATTCTACTTGGGTATAGAAAGAACAAAAATTTAATAACCCCTCAAAACTTAATCTGAGGGATCTATTTTACATGTTTTTGATTATTTCAAATTCTTTGAATTTACAGATTCTAACCATTTCACCGATGTTTGAATACCATATAACTTGTTCATTATTTAAATCAGTATTTACAATCATACCAACAAGATGATCTTCTGATGAAAAAATAATATTGAATACCCCATTGACATTGACAAAGATTATATCACCATCAACCTCAACTTTATTCTTTTTTATTAACTTAAAAGTTTTATTTGTTAAATCAAATATATAAGTCCCATTAACATTCCTTTCGGATTCGACTAAATCATTACGATTAATTGCCCCAACAACACTACTATCACTAGTTACAGCATCAATGACTTTGGTAACCTTAATTTTGATTACTTGTGAGTTTACAATGTTAACGAACAAAAGAGCTAAAATAAAAAGGACGTTTTTCATAGTTTTATATGTTTAATTAATAATTATAATACAAAACTACATATTTTGTTTCAATCCACCAAATATTTAATTAACTTTTTTTCTTTTTTGTTGGTTTTTTTACTTTAACTTCCGTTTTTTTGTCTTTTTCATTATATGATAAAATAAACTTGGAGCCTTTTTCTGGGTTATCGTTTAAGATTTTATCGGTTACAGCGTCGTCTACCCACTTTTGAATTGTTCTCTTTAATATACGTGCACCAAACCTTGTGTCGGTACCAACGGATATGATGTGTTTTTTCAAAGTTTCATCAACTTCCAATTCAAATTCAATACCATTAATTCGTTTATATACTTTTTCAAGTTCAAGATCAACAATTTGTAACAAATCACTTTCATTTAAGTCCTTGAAATAAATAATCTCATCAAAACGGTTAATGAACTCTGGGGCAAACTTTTTAAATAATTCTTTTTCTAGAAGTGATTTTATTTCTTCTTCCTTTTTTTCTGTTTTGGTACTTGTTGAAAATCCAACACCAGTTCCAAAATCTTGAAGAACTCTAGTCCCAACATTTGAAGTCATTAAAATAATGCAATTTTTAAAATTGATTTTTCTTCCGTGTCCGTCAGTTAAAAATCCTTCATCCAACATTTGTAAAAACACATTAAATATTTCCGGATGTGCCTTTTCAATTTCATCTAACAAAATAACCGAATATGGTTTGTTCTTGATTTTATTTAAGAATGGAGAACCGTCTTCATAACCAACATATCCGGGTGCCGTTCCAGTTAATTTTGATGTTGCAATTTTATCTGAAAATTCACTCATATCAAGTCGGATAAGTGCGTCCTCACTATTAAACATATGTTTTGCCAATTGTTTTGCCAACTCAGTTTTACCAACGCCTGAGTTACCAATTAATAATCCACTAAAAATTGGTTTCTTTGGATCATTTAAACCAACCTTGTTTCGCTGGATCGCTCTTGCGATTTTACTTACCGCGTCATCCTGTCCAATTACTTTTGTTGATAAGGTTTCCTTCAATGTTTTTAATTGTTCGGTCTCATCTGTTGTTATTTTTGAGATTGGAATTTTTGTCATTAATGAAACAACGTCATATACCACATCTTCGGTAACTTCTCTTTTAAATAAGTTTCTATTTTTTTCAAACTGAGCTTTTTCTCTTTCCAAATCAGTTAAAACCTTCCTTTCTTTGTCTCTAAGATTTGCGGCTTCTTCATAACGTTGACTATTAATAACTCTAACCTTTTCTTCTTTAATTTCTTGAGCTTGTCTTTTTAAATCCTCAATAATTTCTGGTAATTTAATTTCAACTTGCGATCTGGCACCAACCTCATCAATAATATCAAAAGCCTTATCTGGAAATTCTCTGTCCGTAATATATCGGTCGGCCAACTCAACACAAAGTTTTAAAATGTCCTCAGTATAACTAACTTTGTGGTGATCTTCATATCTTTCTTTTGAGTTTTGAAGTATTTGTAATGTTTCTTCTTTGGTTGATGGATCAACCATTACTTTTTGGAATCTTCTTTCAAGTGCACCATCCTTTTCAATGTTTTTTCTATATTCCTCCAAGGTTGTCGCGCCAATACATTGTAATTCACCTCTTGATAAAGCCGGTTTAAATATGTTTGAAGCATCCATTGAACCTGACGCATTTCCTGCACCAATCATTGTGTGGATTTCATCAATAAAGATGATGATATCTGGATTATTATAAAGTTCCTCCATAATGACCTTCATCCTTTCTTCAAACTGACCTCTGTATTTTGTTCCAGCAACAATTGATGTCATATCCAATGAAACAATTCGTTTTCCGGATAAATTTTGAGGACAATCACCTTCAAATATTTTCTTTGCCAGACCTTCAATTATGGCAGTTTTACCACAATTGTGAGAAACGACACCATTTGATATGTATTTTCTTTCATTGTCCAATACTTCAAGATCAAATGTATTGTGTACACCAATATCTTCTTTTTCAACGACTTCATACATATTATTATCTTCAAAATAAATTAAATCACCAATATTAAGGTTTTTTAAACGAACCCAATACGATTCATTTAAAACCTCAACATTTTCATTATTTATTGATGATTCAACCTCAACCAAGTGATCCTCGGAACCAGAAAGTTCGGTACCATTTGAAAGTTTTATTTTATAACAATTTTTGTTTTGTTTCTTAAATAGGTTACCAACAAGTTTGAAACCAGATGGTGTTTTAATTTTATACGTCCCTCCTTCATTTTCAATTAAATTAAAAAATTCTTCAATTTTGATTTTCATAATATTTTTATAAATTTTTTGTTATGTTATTAGATGGTCTCAATATTATGAGTATTCACATCAGAAACTTTTTCTACTTCAATCCACGTATCACCTAAAACACATCCAGGTTCACCAAGTATGATTGGATTATTCTTTTTTCTTCTGGATAAAATCTGAGCAATCCTATTAATTTCATCTTCTCTACCAACAACCGGATCCAACTTACCTTCTTCGGCCAATTTTATTAAGTCTCTTGAAAAGTTATCAAGAACCGGGGTTTTACTTTTGGAATCCGTGTTTTTACTTTTGGATTTGTCCATATCATCAAATGACTCAATCATATCTTATATTTTTTGTTTTTATTTCTTGGATAAGTTTAAAACAAAACTACCAAATAATCAATCATATCTTAAATTTTTGTCAGTCTGTCAGTTATATTTTATAAAGTATGACATTTTGTCAGTTATATTTTTTGAAAAAAGACAATTTATCACAATATTATTTAAAAAATCAAATGGTATTAATTTGGTGAATAACAAAATCAAAATAAACTTTTAAAAATTATGTAATATGTTATTTAGAAATTTTCACAACTTAAACCGTCTATTTAGAGACTTTGATGATTTATTTTTTGAAAATCCCACCCTTAAAGGTAAAGAAAAAATCCAAACCGGAATAGATGAAGATGGTGAATGGGAAAAGAGATCATTTGTATCTGACTCTGGACTATTCTCTTATTCATTCATCACAAGAAAATCAAACAAACCACACAAAACAAATGAAATTGAAAGTTTAAAACTGGAACTTGAACAATGTGTTGAAAAACAAGATTTTGAAAGGGCGGTTGAATTAAGAGACAAGATTAAACTATTGGAGGAGAATAAGGAAGAACTATCAAAACTTAATGAAGAACTAGAAGAAGCAATTCAAAAACAAGATTTTGAAAAAGCAATAGAAGTAAGAGATAAAATTAAGAGTTTAAAATAAGTTAATTCTCGTTAAGTTTTGAAATCCACCCAAATAAGGTGGATTTTTTTTTTTGTTGTCTAATATTATTTTTTTAAAAAAGTTATGGCAGTAAAAAAAACAACAATTGAAGGAACAAAAATTATTTGTGAAATTGAATCAAGTAATTTAAAAACAACTGAATATGATACGGAATCAAAAAAGTTAGTCGTAGAGTTTAAAAATGGTTTGAAATACGAATATGATGAAGTACCGCACAATGTATATGCTCAAATGAGGTTATCAGATTCACAAGGTAAATTTTTTAATTCCAACATTTCAAAGACTTATAAGTACAAAAAATTATAGAATTACATTTAGTCCTATATTTATATTGATATGGCTATAAGTAAAAAAATCATTAATAGTTTTTATTTACAGGATAAGTTAAACCCAGAAGTTTGGATTAAAAAAGAAGGTACAAGAGGGGATAACACTGATGATTATACATTAAAACCTGAAATTAAAACAAGATTAAAAAAGGCTTCAGAAATCTTTATTGAATATTTGGACACTGATCTTTTTATTCACGACGTTATTTTTGTTGGTTCATTAGTTGGTTATAACTGGAGTGAATTTTCGGATTTTGATATTCACGTCGTAATTGATTTAAACGAAGCCGGTGAAGATAAAGAACTTTATGAGGAGTTATTCAGATTGAAGAAATCATTATTTAACGCTGCACACGACATTACCATCAAAGGTTTTGAAACTGAATTTTATGTTCAAGATTTAAATGAAAAAAACGAAAGTCAGGGTGTTTATTCATTAATTGATGATAAGTGGTTGAAAGTGCCAAAAATTGAAGAATTTAAAATTGATGAGAAAAAATTGAAATCAAAAATTCAACAATGGATTGATATTATTGATGGTGTTTTGGAGAATGCTGAAGATGAGAGTATTGAAGGTGCGGTTAAGTTAATTAAAAAATACAGAGAAAAACTAAGAAAATATAGAACTTGTGGACTCCAAAGAGAAGGTGAATATTCATATGAAAATTTGGTTTTTAAATATCTTAGAAGAAACGGTTACATTGGAAAATTAGAAGAATTCAAAAATAAATTTGTTGATAAAAAATTATCCCTAGAACAAGAAAATAAGGAATAATTGAAAATTACCAACTAACGATATATTTATATATAAAATTTGTTGCTTTTTGGCAATAATAAATTATTAAATTTTAAAAATAATTAAATATGGCAGATTTAAGACCACTTGGTAGTGAAAAATTGCAAGGAATGGATAAAATTAAGAGAATTTTAGAAATTGCAAAATATAATGAAACACCAAAACAAGATATTAACGAAAACGCAACAACCAATTATACCATTCAATTGGCTGACGGTTTTACCTATGGTATTGTTAAAGAAAGACAAGGGTATATCATTAAAAAAGGTTTAAACGAATCCACCTTGGATTATTCTGATCCAATCAGAGAACGAAAATACTTCAGATCATATGCTGACGCAATGAAAAAGTTGAATCTAACCGCAGGTGAAATAAATAGACTTTTTGAAAATGAAGAAGGTATTTCTTTAATTGGTGAGCAAGAAGGTCAAAAAAAAAAGTTTGTTCTAAAACTACCTAAAGCAAAAAGTACTGAAACACCTGACGTTGGTTCAGATGTTCCTACAACACCACCTACTCCACCAGCAGAATCTACACCAGAACCACCAGTAATGGGAGGTGAAGAAACTCCGGAAGTTCCACCGATGAGTGATGAAGAAACTCCAGATATGGGTGATACTGAAATGCCAGATATGGGTACTGAAGAAACTCCAGATATGGAGGAACCAAAAGATGATGAATTTGATTTGGAAGGTGAAGAACCGCAAGCATCATTTAAGTCCATTCAAAGATTAACAGGAAAATTAAGCCAAAGATTAAGACAATTTGAAAAAGATAAAAAACTTGAATCTGATGATATCAAGTATGTATTAAATTCTATTATTTCAGCTCTTGATTTGGATAATTTGGATGAAGAAGATAAAGACGACATCCTTTCCAAATTTGACGAAGAAGAAACCGCATACGATGAGGAAGGTCCGGGAGAATTAGATTTACCATCTGAGGATGATTTTGATATGGGTGAAGAACCAGGTATGGAATCCGAAGAACCAATAGGAATGGAAACTGAACCAAAAGAAGATTTCTATATGTTTGGTGAATCAGTTGTTGAAAAAGTATTGTCAAAATATTTCAACGTAACAGAAGAAGAAAATAGAATATTGGAAGAAAAAAAGAAAAAGAAATTCGTTCAAGAAAAAATCAAAACAGTTGAGGTTAAAAAAGAAATACTTAAATTAAGCGAAAGTGTTAAACAAATTGAAACAAGTTTGAAGCTAATTAAGGAAAATGCACAATTTGTTGGGAAAACAAACAAAGAAAATTTGGTTTTTATAAAAAATGGTAAACAAATAAAAGTTAACCAAAGAGGTCATATTATATGAATTTAGTTTATGTAAACGAACTTGGTCCAAATTTCAGAGGAGATAACATTTATGAATTTATTTTTTCTGATTTGGATGATGTTTGGGGAGATGAGTGGGATGCCGAACCGGCTGGTGGTAAACCTTCACCTCCAGAAATAAATTACGTTAAAAAAGTTGGTGTATTAAAAAACTCCGACATTTCATTGACTTTAATTCAAAATTCAGATTTTTTTGGTTTTTATGATGCCATTGATGACGTAATAGCTTTGGCTTGGGAAAACACTGATAGTGATGATATTTTGATTCACAAAAAAAAGAGACTAGTTTTCAGATATGGTGAATCCATACAATCAGTTGAAGACAAACTATACGAACGAGAAATCGTATTAAAATGGGAAAAAAATTTAGTACAAGATGAAACATATGAATCCTAAAATGGTGAAACTTCTACACGAGGGGTTTACCATGAGAACGTTAGAAAAACTTAATGAGAATCAGTTGAATGTTCTTTATGAAAAAGTAAAGAAAGAAACTAAGGAACAAGCACCACCACCAAATGTTGTAAAAAATATAAGTGCTAGAGAAATAACCGTACCTTCGGGTGGTTCTGCAGCAATTGGTACTGCAAAAATTGAAAATAAAGACGGTAAAACCGTAATAACCACAACTACTGAAGGTGAAATTGGTGAATCTGAAGTTACAGAAAAATCAGTTTCAAAACAACAACAAAAATTGATGGGTCTAGCACTATCTGTTAAGAAAGGTGATACACCAAAATCAAAAGTTTCCAAAACAGTTAAGGATTTGGCAAAAGATATGTCAAAAAAAGATTTGGAGGATTTCGCTTCAACAAAACACAAAGGGTTACCAAAAAAGAAAGAAACCAAGGAAACCATCAAAAAACTTGAGGAGAACATAATGAAATTAATTGAAAATCACCTACCCCCACTTACAACAAAAGGTGAATTATTAAAAACAATTAAAGAACACAAAAAATAATGAATGTCATTAACAAGGGAACAAGCCTTATTGGAATATGCAAAATGTGCAAATGATACCGCATACGCACTAAAAACATATTTACAAACATATGACAACACACAATCAAAATACGTTCCTTTAGAGTTATTTAACGACCAGGTTACATTAGTTAAGGATTACGACGAATGTGAGGAAAATATCGCATTAAAATACCGACAAGCAGGAGTATCAACTGTAACCTCAGCTTGGGCTTCAAAAAGACTTGTATTTGCAAGAAAGGAAAAACCAGAAAAAATTCTAATTATTGCCAACAAACTTGACACCGCAGTTGAGATGGCAAATAAAGTTAGGGCTTTTGTTGATCAATGGCCAAAATGGATGGGTGTTGGTTTCTCATCTGAGAAGAACTCACAAAGACACTTTAAATTAACAAATGGTTGTGAAGTTAAAGCGGTTGCAACCTCAAAAGATGCCCTTCGTGGTTATACACCAACAATTCTAATATTTGATGAGGCTGCGTATATTGACGCCGATGAAGATTTCTGGTCAGCGTGTATGGCTTCCCTATCAACGGGAGGTAAAGTTATTGTAATTTCAACACCAAACGGATTTGACCCAATTTATTATTCAATTTATAATCAAGCTATCAAAGGGATGAATGATTTTAGGATTACCGAGATGTATTGGTGGCGAGACCCAAGATATTCCAAGGACTTAAAACTTATTAAGTGTGACGATATTGTTCATTATATGTGATACAAAAGTTAGAGAAAGAGACTTTGAGGACATTAAAATAAAAATTGAGAATGGGTATAGGGCTTATAGTTCGTGGTTTGAAGCAATGGCCAAAAAACTAAAGTTTGATAGGAGAAAAATATCCCAAGAGTTGGAATGTAATTTTCTTGGGTCTGGGGATAACGTAATACCCCCAGAAACAATGAAGAAAATTAAAGATAACTTCATTAAGGAACCAGAAAATAGATTTATGGGTGGTGTTTTGTGGCAGTGGAAAGAACCGGTAGCTGGACATCGTTACATAATGGGTTGTGACGTTAGTCGTGGGGATAGTGAAGATTTCACCACATTTACAATTATTGATTTTGACGAAAGAGAACAAGTACTGGAATATATGGGAAAAGTTCCACCAGATGTCGTTGCCGAAATTGCATATAAATGGGCCACGATGTATAATGCTTTCATTGTAATTGATATAACCGGAGGTATGGGCGTTGCAACATCAAGGAAACTTCAAGAAATGGGTTATAAAAATCTATATGTTGATGGTGTTAACCACGCAGATAAATGGAAGTGGGATCCGAAAGCACAAGAAAAAATTCCAGGAATTAATTTTAACTCAAAAAGAGTTCAGATTATTGCCTCATTTGAGGAAGCACTAAGACATGATTTTGCTGTAAGGTCACAAAGGTTATACAACGAATTAAACACATTTGTTTATGTTAATGGTAGGCCAGATCACCAAAAAGGACAACACGATGACTTGATTATGGCAATGGCGATGGCCTTATATGTTGGTGAGACATCATTTGCCAAACTTGAAAAGGCGACAGAACATGCAAAAGCTATGTTGGAATCTTGGTCTGTTGAATCCAATAATTATTCTGATAGTTATACGAATTTTAATCCCGGTTTACCAGTTTCCTCACCCAATATGGATCAGTTTGGTAGAACCCAATTAACCAAAAGTGATTACGAGAAGTATTTATGGTTATTCGGGGGTAAAAGAGTTTAAATATTATAAAAAACTCTTATTTTTTAAACAAATAGAAAATTATGGCAGAAAATAAATTAACGGTTTGGCAGAGGTTAGGGAAAGTATTTGGTCCGACATCCACATTGGATCAACAATCACCTGTGTTTAAATTTGATAAGAAACAACTATTAAAAACAACAGATAAAAATGAGTTTGAAAGGGAGAAACTTGAAGCCCAACAAACCATGTATATTGGTAAACAATGGCAGAAGGTTGAGAGTAATTTATACCAACAAGCGGTGTACTATGAACCAACCAGAATGGCTTCATATTATGATTATGAGGCCATGGAGTACTCAATCCATGGGGACACCAAAATTGCCACTCCTGATGGTTTTATGACCATAAAAGAGCTTTCAGACAAGGGTAGAGATTATGAATTTATAACATACGCTTATGACCATAATTTGAAAAAAGTAGTACCAGCAATCGCCAGAAATGCTCACTATACCAGAGATGAAATGGCTTATAAAATTACGTTTGATGATGGGTCACATATTATCGCAACTTATGGTCATAGGTTCTTAAAAAGGGATGGTGTTTTTTGTGAGGTTGAAAACCTTAAACCGGGGGATTCAATGATGCCATTTTATAGAAAATCTTTTTACAATAATCAAAATTACCATTGGGTTTATACTTGTAATTCAAACGAGGGTCATCATGGTTGGATATCTGAACACAATTTAATTGCGGAGTGGTATTATAAAAGAAAAATTAATGAAGACGAAGAAGTTCATCATAAAGATTTCAATGGTAAAAATAACAAACCGGAAAATTTACAAATAATGAATATTTCCGAACATAGAGCTTATCATGCGAGATTAAACAACGAAAAATTATGGGCAAACCCCGAATATAGACAAAAAATGTCTGAAGTTGCTAGAAGAACCGGTAAGTATAGTTGGGAAGGGAAAAGAGCTAAAGAGAATAATCCGGCATATATAAAATTATCATTTGATTTGATTGTTGAAAAAGCAAGAGAACATAGAACGTTAATGGAAACTGCCACCTCACTTGGTGTTTCATTTAGAAAAATACAGAATGAACTTAGATTCAATGGGTTTAAAAATTGGTTTGATTTTTTGGATGTTTATGGAATTGATAAAAGTAATAGTGATACTTACGGTGAAAAAAACAATAACTTCAAAAAAATCGCTTGGGATTTATTAATTGAAATTGCTAGACAAGAAAATAGTATTACAAATACGGCCAAAAGATTGAATGTAAGTAGAAATAAAATTTTAAAAACAATAAAAGAAGGGGGATTTAATAATTGGATTACATTTTTGGAATCATATGGTATTGAAAAATCAAAACACCACCACCCAAAAAATGAAGAACCAGTTATTAATCACAAAATAGTATCAATTGAACCATATGGTGTTGTACCAGTTTATGACTTAACTGTGCCGGGTTATAAGAACTTCGCTACAGATACCATTTTCTCACACAATACACCTGAGATCTCTGCCGCTCTTGATATTTACTCTGAAGAATCCACCACTCCTGACCAAGACGGACACATTTTAAAAGTCTACTCTGAATCAAAAAGAATTAAACAAGTATTGGTTGATTTGTTTGTAAATAGACTTGATATAAACACCAATTTACCGATGTGGACAAGAAACACTTGTAAATTTGGCGACAATTTCACATATTTAAAGTTAGACCCAGAAAAAGGGGTTGTTGGGTGTCAACAATTACCAAATATCCAAATTGAAAGATTGGAAAAGGGAATGAGATTTCAACCGGACAAATATTCACAAGAAATGGAAAACGATGCTTTGAAATTTGTTGGGAAAGAAAAAAATATGGAGTTCAATACGTGGGAAATTGCCCACTTTAGAATACTTGGAGATGACCGAAAATTACCTTATGGGACATCTATGTTGGAGAAGGCTAGACGTATATGGAAACAGCTCCTTTTATCGGAAGATGCGATGATGATTTACCGGGTATCAAGAGCACCAGAAAGAAGGGTATTTAAAGTATTTGTCGGAAATATGGACGACAAAGATGTTGATTCATATGTACAGCGTGTAGCAAACAAATTTAAAAGGGATCAGATTGCTGACCCCAAAACTGGAAATGTGGATATGAGATACAATCAATTGGCCGTAGATCAAGATTACTTTATCCCGGTTAGAGACCCTTCCCAAACCAATCCAATTGAAACATTGCCGGGTGGTACAAACTTAGCCGAAATTGCTGATATTGAATATATCCAAAAGAAACTGGTAACTGCCCTTAGAATACCAAAGGCGTATTTAGGTTTTGAAGAAGCAGTAGGTAATGGACAAAACTTATCTTTACTTGATATTAGATTTGCAAGAACAATCAACAAAATTCAAAAATCAATGTTGGCCGAACTTAATAAGATTGCCATTATTCATTTATTTTTATTAGGGTTTGAAGATGAACTAACAAACTTTACGTTGGGGTTACACAATCCATCAAAACAATCCGAACTTCTTTCATTGGAATTGTGGAAAGAAAAAATTGAATTATACAAAAATGCGGTAGCTGAAATCGCAAATTCGGTTGCACCAACCTCAGCTTCTTGGGCTAAAAAGAATATTCTAGGTTTCTCAGATGAGGAGATCAGATTGGATTTACAACAACAACGAATTGAAAGGGCTGTTGCAGCTGAACTTGCTAAAACACCTGAAGTCATTACAAAAACTGGATTGTTTGATAATATTGATCAATTATATGGTAAAAAACCAGGTGAACCGGCAGGTGAAGCACCAGAAGGTGGAGAAGAACCTGGAGGAATGCCACCAATGGGTGGAGGATCTGAACTAGGAGGACCACCCCCACCACCGGGACCAGAACCAGGAGGTGAAGTAGGAGTAACACCAGAATCAACCAAGAAAAATGATTTAAATTTAATTCTGGAAGATAACTTATATTATGGTAAAACCTCTCTTGATTTATCAAAGGGTAGATTAACCATTAATGAAATTGATGACAAATTAAAAGATTTATTGGATAAGTGATATATTTATTATAAAAACAAATTATGAATACATTTGGTAAAATAAAAACAATGTTGGAGGAAGCGTCAGTTGTTTCTTATAAAAAGAATGAATTTTCTAAATATATGACCGTTTTTAAAAATATGGTTTTGGAAAATAAAGATATCTGTGAACTATATTATATCTATGACGATCTCTCAACAAATAAAGGTCTGGATAGGGATATCGCTGATGATTACATCAATGAAAATGTTGAATATTCAAAAGTGTTGGTTTCTGAAAATGAAAAAACATTAAATAAACTATCAAACTGGTTGGAGAATATCGTTGAGTCAACTTCAAACAACTACAAAAATATTGATACATTAATTTATAATGATTCAATCAAAAACTTGGAGAAAGTTTTGGAATCCAAAAAACAAATTAAAAATGTTTTAATTAAAGAGTCTGTTAAACTTGAAAATAAAGAGACAGTAAATATGCCGTTACAAACAATGGTAAAAATGTATGAGTCCACTTTAAAAAGTAATATTAACTTAAATGAAAATGAGATTAAAGAAATTTCAGAATTAAAAAGTTTAAGTAAAAATGAAATTGAAAATGAAATCTCAGAATTAAAAGAATCTATTATTTCAAAATTAAAGGTCACATTAAACGAATCAAAGGATGGTGAATTGAATTCAACGATCAATGACACCATTTCCAAAATTTCAGATACAGAAGTTGACCACTACAATCTTTATAAATTAAGAAAATTAAATTCCGACTTATGAGTAAATTTATAAAATCATTGTTGGGTTCCGGAACACAAACGTTATCATCAAAAAGATTTGTTGGGATTTTGTGTGTACTATCACTAATCACGGCTTTATTCATTTCCTTATTCTCAAAAGGTAAATTTTGTCCCAATGATGGTATTGTTGACGTTATCGGTTTACTTGCGTTTGGTACACTTGGTTTAACTTCAACTGAATCTATTTTTGGAAAAAAATATGACAACAAAAAAAGTAACGATCAAGAAGAAATTTGATTTTTTTGTTTGTACTGTGCTTTCTTTTTTTCTTCTCTTTTAATTACAGACGGTTTTACAAATTCCTTTCTTTCTTGAAGTTGTTGAATTTGTTTTGTTTTGGAAACCTTAAACTTATATTGTTTAAGTGCTTGCTCCAATGATTTTTCATTTTTAACGGGAATAATTATCATAAATTTTTGTTTTACAACATAAATATAATGATTTTTGACAAATGTAAAAAGTTTTGTTATATTTTTTCAAACAATAAACTTGAAAGATATGGAAAATGAAAAAAGGAAAAACATCAAAACTAAAAATTTTTGATGACGCAAAATGTCATTATGGGACAGTGGACTCAAAAGAACTAAAATCAATTTATGTGGTATTACAAACTTGGATTGAACCCTTGGATGACGAAGAAAATTGGAACAGAATAACTGGAGTTATAAAAAGACAAATTCAACACACGTTATTGGAAGTTGTTGACCCATTAACGTTTGAAAAAAAACAAATAGTTGATCTTGATTTAAGAACAAGTGGAATTCAAAAAAATAAAAGAAGTTTTTTAAATCTGGAAATTACTTTATTTGTTCACGACAAAACCTTGGATTTTAAATCATTAATTTTAAGGTCAAAAATCAAAAATATAATATCATCAATCTATTTGGATGATTTAAAAAAATCAAAGTATTTCACATTAAGTCTCACAAAAACTAAAGAAACTGAAGTTAGTGAATATTTATCATAAAAATATATTATGAAAATATTAGGACCAAACGATACGGGTAAGGGGATTCTTGTGGAATGGGATGCTGGAACTATCAATCCAAATGATACCAGAAATAATCTAGTGATAAAAGAATCTTACGGACAACTTGACCATTCAAAACCTTTTGTGTTTTATGCCACACTTCAAAAATATGGTGTACCAAATAGAAACGGAAGAATTTACCCTGAGAAAATATTAAAAAGGGAAGCTGAGAAATACAAAGATATGATTAATCGTGGAATGTCAATTTCAGAACTTAATCACCCAGAATCATCACTAATTGATCTAGATAGGGTGGCTCATCTTATAACTGATGTATGGTGGGAAGATAATGTATTGATGGGAAAAATTAAATTATTAACAACACCCGGATTTCACGAGAGAGGAATTGTATCATCAAAAGGTGATGTTGCCGCTAATATGATGAGACAAGGTGTAACAATGGGGGTATCATCAAGAGGTGTTGGTTCTTTGGTTAAAAAAGGGGAACAAAATGAAGTACAAGAAGATTTTGAATTAATTTGTTTTGATTTGGTTTCTTCACCATCCACACCTGGCGCTTACCTTTATTTAAATCAAGAGGATAGACCAAAATACGAAGAAAAATTATCAGAACAACAAAATATTGATTCAAATTCATTTTCCAAATCAGTTGACTTAATGAAAAGATTATCCGATTATTTAGGAAAGTAAAAATTTAAATTATGGATGAAAAGTATTTTGTAGCAAGAGTAACCACTGATATGGTGGATGAGAACTCAGGGAAAGTAAAAAAAATGAAAGAAGAAAAGTTGGTTAGAGGTTTCTCACCAACAGATGTTGAAGCGAAGGTGACTAAACTTTATGAATCTTATACAATGGATTGGAGAATTACGGCCATTGTTGAGAGTAAAATTGACGAAGTTATTGAATAATTTCAACTAAAAATTAAATTGTTTTAAAGGAGGTATTGCAAAATATCTCCTTTTTTTGTGTCTTTTTTTTACTATATATTTATAATGTAAAATATATTATGAATAAAAGTTTCAGTAAAATTAGACATATCCAAGAATCAAATCAAAGACTGGAAAAAAGGTTACTTAAAGAAGATGATGAATTGAAAGATGAAAAACTACAACATATCATTGATGTTGATACCGAACTAGACAATGACCCCGCTTATAAGGAGTATGAAAAAATATATTCCATAAATAAAATAAAAAAAATGGTTTCAGATCAAATGGGGATTAATATATCGGATATGAGTGATGAAGAATCACAAGGATTAATTGATATGTTCACATCTTTTATGGATATAAGTAAAGAAGGTAAGGAGAAAATGACTCGTGAAAAACTTCTTGAGCGTAAGGATAGTGTGATTAATCTTGTTATTGAAATTATTGAAATTGCGGTTGAAAATGATGATTTTGAAATGGTTACAAAATTACGAAACTATATTGAACTTTTAGAAGATTATAATTAAAAAAAACATAAAAATTATGAAAAAAATAGTAAGATTAACAGAATCGGATTTAACAAGAATAATTAAACGCGTTATTTCCGAACAAACTCAAGGTGAAAGTGGATTTATCCAAACAATAGTTGATAAATATAACATTTCAGATGAGTTGAGAAATGAAATTATAAATACTATTAAAAATTCTGAGTGTAAAAATATTACGTTTGAAAAACTTAAAATGGGTGATGGATTGGCCTTAGGTGATAAGTTAATTTTAACCCCAAGGACATTAGAGAACACTTTGGGTAGATTCTTATTTATTTTATTTCACGAATTGGCACACCAATACCAATTTAAAAAATATGGAATGGAAAAAATGCTTGAATTATATAGTGATGAAATGGATTTAAAAGAAGCCGCACAATTTATGAAACAAGTTGAAAGTGTGGCGGATGAATTTGCTGTAAGAAAATTAAAAAACCTAGAAAGAAAAGGATTAATTACACCATCAAGATCCGATATGTTTAAAGGTTATGACGGTATTTCGTTAGAAAGATTGGAAATAATGATTGATATGTTTAGAAATCAATTAAGGAAAAGTAACATTACTGGCGCTAAAAATATTAGTGAGTTTTTATACAATATGGTTAAAATTGAACAAACAAACCCACAAGTAAATTCTGAAAAACAAAAACCTTCTGAAATCACACCAACTGAAATAAAAAAAGAAATGAATAAAGAAAATAGTACAATCAGTGCCGATGAAGTATATTATGAAATTCCAAAAGGTATAAAAAAAGTTGTTGGTAATTTAGATGCTTCGTCAATGGAAGATTTTAATGATGTTGAAGTTATAGATGGTAATTTAACTGTTAATAGTGATAAAATCAAATCACTACAAAATATTAAAACTATAAATGGTAAACTTTGGGTTTATGGTAACAATTTTGAAGACTTTGGTAATTTAAAAACGGTAAAAGGGGATGTAACATTGACTAAAAATACACCATTATTGGATATGTATACTGAAGATGAAATTAAAGGAATGATTAATATTGGAGGAAACTTACAAATAAAATAATTAAATAATATTATGAAAAAAGTAATTAAATTAACAGAATCGGATTTAACTCGTATTGTTAAACGAGTAATCCAGGAAGTAAACGATGAATTTGACGATGATTCAGTTATTGACAATAATTTCAATCAAGAAGAATATGATGAATTATTGGACCAAGCGAGGGAATTTTTATGTCGTGAAATTGGTTTAGAAGAAGATGAGGTTTACAATATGAGTGATGACCAAATTATTGGTGAAATTAAATATTATGATAAAGGTTTATATCGTAGATTAGAAGAACTGAAATATAGTAAACCTGTTGATTTAGATGAACCATACGATTCAATTGGTGGGTATTCAGTAAATGATTTGAGAAGAACTTTTAAAAATTATAAATACGACAAAAAATAAACAATATTGAGTAATAAAATAATGTAATCCACCATAAAAGGTGGATTTTTTGTATCTAATAATTGGGGAATATCAAAAAATATTCCCTTTTTTTATATTAAATCCACATTTTTTTAACTTTTTTCAAAGTGACGCATATTTATTAGGAAAAATAAACTTTTTATAAGGCAAATATTGCAAAATTTTATGGAAAAAAATAAATCTGTAGTTGAACAAGCTTTATTGCAAATGAAAGCAATAGAAGAGGCTATCAGTGAAAATGCAAAAGGAATACTTGCTTCTACCATGAAGGAAGAAATCGCAGAACTAGTAAAAGAATCCTTAAAGGAAAAAACTAAACTTACCGAACAAGATGAAGAAGATTCAGAAATGGATGTAGAAATGGAAGACGATATGGAGGTTGAAGATGAAACAGGTGATGTTGAATTTGATGCTGAAATGGAAGATGAAGGTGAGGATGATTCAGAAATGTTAGATATGGATTTTGACATGGAAGATGATAACGAGGATGAACTACCTCCACTTGACTTAACTCAAGCTTCAGCTGATGAGGTTTTGAGAGTATTTAAGGCAATGGGTGATGAAGATGGTATCATTATTAAAAAACAAGATGATGGTGACATCCACTTGGTTGATAACAATAATGACACTGAGTATTTAATCACATTTGGTGGTGAGTCGGCAGAAGCGGAATCTATGAATATGATGGAAAATTATATGGACGAAGAAGAAATGGATGAATCTTGGTCTGAAGAAATGGATGAAGAGGAAATGGATGAAGAAGAAATGGACGAAGAAGAAATGGACGAAGAAGAAATGGACGAAAACGTTTATGAAATTGATCAAGAAACTTTGGAATCTGTTTTAGAATCATTCAAAGCTAAAGGAGTTGGAATGGGTAAACCTGGTTCAGGTATGAGCAAAACATCTGTTAACATGAAGGGTTTTAAAGAAGAAAAGAAATCCGGAGGTAAAGGTGTTGGAATGGGTAAACCAAATTTCAAATATCCTTCAAAAATGAAAGGTGGAGTAACTGAAACTGAAACTGACGAAATGGAAGAAGCCGAAACAACTGAAGCTTCAAGAACTTTAGGTAGTGGAAGAAAGTGGGGAAGAAAAGGTTTACCAAAACCAAAGGCAGCCCCAAGACACCTTGAAGTTGAATCAATTCAAAGTGAATTAAACTTGTTAAGAGAAAAGAATGAAGAATACAAAAAAGCATTGGACTTTTTGAGAAAGAAAATGGACGAGGTTGCTGTATTTAATTCTAATCTAGCGTACGCAACAAGATTGTTTACTGAACATTCAACAACAAAACAAGAAAAAATAAATGTACTTAGAAGATTTGACAATGTTGAAACAATCAAAGAATCTAAGACACTTTACAAAACAATTAAAGATGAGTTATCCAATGAGACAACAAGTCAATCAATTACTGAAAGTGTACAACAAAAAGTAGTTAAGACTCCTCAAAACGGATCATCAACAAATTTAATTGAAAGTAAAACGTATGAAAATCCTCAATTTATGAGAATGAAGGATTTGATGACAAAAATAAAATAAATAAACAATAAACTCAAATTTAAAAAACTAGAAAAAATGGGAGCATTATTAGATTCAGGTCTTGTTGGTAACATCGGTTTAAAACACCTTAAAGTTATCAAAGAAGATACTATTAACAAATGGGATAAATTAGGATTCCTAGACGGTCTTAAAGGACATATTAAAGAGAACATGGCTCAATTATATGAGAACCAAGCATCTCACCTAATTAACGAAGCGGCAGCAACTGATAGTTCAGGTTCTTTTGAAACTGTAGTATTCCCTATCGTAAGAAGAGTATTCTCTAAGTTGTTGGCTAACGACATCGTATCAGTACAAGCTATGAACTTACCAATCGGTAAATTGTTCTACTTTGTACCTAAAATCCAAGGGTATACAACTGCTAACCCTACAACTAACGGTATACATAACCAACCAATTGGAGCACCAGGTTCAACTGCGAACGTAGGTACTGGTTACAATGATGGTACTCAGTATGCTAAAAATCTTTATGATTTATTTTACGAAGGAGCTGAAGCGGCTTTAGATCCTCCAGGATTGTTTGATTACTCTAAAGGTGAGTGGACAGCGGTTACTGCTTCTAACGTAACTACTGTTGCTTGGTCTAACGGTACATTGGTTGCTAACGAAACATCTTACGAAACTTCAGGTGTAAGAAAAATGATTATTAAAGTTGGTGGTTTCGCAAGTGCTGGTGTTGGTAAATTAATCGGACCAGACGGAAACGAAATTGACAACGAATCATTCCTTTCTGACCTTAAAGTTATCAAAGGTGCTGGTTTAGTTCTTGACCCAGCTTCACCTTGTGCTGTTCCTGCTAACACACCATTATTATTTAGAGTTGTTACTCAACAATATGGTAAAGGAATTGTTGCTCCAACATCTACTTCTACTCAAGCCACTTGGCCGGGTACTGGTAATGATGGTTTTTATGACAATATTTGTTCTCAAGACGGATTTATCTATTTAGAAGTTGACCTTTCTTGTCCTGCATGTGTTGATTGTGGTGCTACTACACTTGATGGTTACACAGGTGCTACTGTTTCTGCTGTAACTTCTGGTACTGCATTTACTGTAACATACAAGAGATACAAAGAAATGGAATTTGAAGATAGAATCGGTGAAGTTTCTTTTGACCTTGAGTCAGTTACTGTATCTGTTACAGAAAGAAAACTAAGAGCTCAATGGTCTCCAGAATTAGCACAAGACGTTTCAGCGTTCCATAACATTGATGCTGAAGCTGAATTGACAGCTTTATTGTCTGAGCAAGTTGCTGCTGAAATTGATAGAGAAATCCTAAGAGACCTTAGAAAAGGTGCTGCTTGGAACCTAAGATGGGATTACAACGGATGGAGAAGAATTCAACAAACAACTTCTTACACTCAAAAAGATTGGAACCAAACTTTGATTACAGCAATCAACCAATTGTCTGCACAAATCCACAAATCTACTTTAAGAGGTGGTGCAAACTGGATTGTTGTTTCTTCTGAGGTTTCTGCAATCTTTGATGACCTTGAGTACTTCCACGTATCAAATGCTTCTCCGGAGCAAGATCAATACAACATGGGTATTGAAAGAGTTGGTACATTAGCAGGAAGATACCAAGTGTATAGAGATCCTTACTTCCCAGCTAACCAAATCCTTATCGGACACAAAGGTTCTTCTTTGTTAGATACTGGATATGTTTATGCTCCGTATGTGCCTCTACAATTAACACCTACAATGTATAATCCATTTAATTTTACTCCAATTAAGGGGATTATGACAAGATACGCGAAGAAAATGGTGAACAACAGATTTTACGCGAGAATTACTGTTGACGGTGTTAGAACGTTTGATTTACAAGAATTGAGATAATCAATATCTTTAGAATAAGAAAAAGGTCAGAGAAATCTGACCTTTTTTTATTAACCTATTTACAATAATCATTTCTACGTTATATTTATATTATATGAAAAAGATAATAATTGATGATGAAACACAAAAAGAAATTGTTAGACTGTATAATGATGAAATGTTAGGTAGCCCATCTATTTCTGAAAAACTAAACATCCCTAAACATATAATATTAAGAGTCCTTAAAGAAAATAACGTTAAAGTTGGTGTACCTGGTATGAAATATAAAGGTGGTAAAAGCGCATCATATAAAAGAAATTATCATAAATATAAAGATAAAAAATCACAATACCATAAAGAATGGTCAGAAAAGAATAGAGACCGTTTAAATGAGTATCATAGGGACTGGAGGGACGAAAATAGAGATAAATGGAGAGAAAATAAAAGACTATATCAAAAAAAACGTAAAGATAGTGACCCCCTCTATAAATTAATCAGTAATTTCAGAACCGCAATTTACCAAGTACTTAAAGAAAGTAATGTTGAAAAAAATGGACGTTATTTTGAAGTTTTAAATTATTCAGCTCAAGACCTTATCACACATCTTGAAAAACAATTTAAGGATGGTATGAATTGGGAGAATTATGGTAAATGGCATGTTGACCATATATTACCAATTTCATCTTTTGATATTAAAGAAATAGGAGATGAGGAATTTATGAAATGTTGGTCATTAGAAAATCTTCAACCATTATGGGGTCGTGACAATCTTATAAAATCAAATAATATTTTGTAAATAAGGTCATCAATTAGGTGTAAAATTGAATGGATTATAAATTTATTTTTTGTATCTTTATGGTATGAAAACTACCCTATCTAATGATGATATTTTGGAGATCATTTCTTTATATCAAAATCAAATTCCCAGTACTCATAAATTGGCCGAAAAGTTTAAAGTTGGTCACAAGAAAATATCTCAAATTTTAAAAGACCATAATGTTGAGGTCAACAAAAAGGGTGGTCAAATTAAAACAGGACAAACAACTGAAATAGAAATCAACAAAACAAAAAAATACATACCAACAGATAATACCATTCTGGTTGCAAAATGTAAAAAAACGAACATTACTATTAATGACCCTAATAATTTATCCGGTAAATTAACAAAACATATTATTGAACATTATGGTGATGTAAATATACCCCAAAATAATTACCAACGAAAAAAATATGAACTTGAACATAACAAAAAATGGTTTGAGGGGTATTTTGATATTATAAGTGAAGAAAAAAAACAAATAAGAAAATGTTCTTTATGTGAATGGGAAACTAGTGATATAAATAATAAAACTGGTTGTTTTGAACAACATATTATAAAAACACATAATCTCACAATGAGTCAATATCTTGATCAATTTCCGACAGAATATGTGTTTCATCCAAATACCATTAAAAAAAATGAATTAAATAAAAAAGAAAATGTTGTTTTTTGTCAAATTTGTAATGAAAAAATGAAATCAATTACAAATACCCATCTAAAAAACAAACACAATATGGATATTGAACAATATAAGTTAAAATTTCCAAATTCAAAAATAGTATCTGAAACAACATCCAAGAAATTAAGTGAAAGTACAAAATTATTAAACCAAACATTGGAACCCACTTGGACATCAAAAGGTGAATCCGAAATTAAAGAATTTTTGGAAACATTAGGGTTTGATGTTGTTAAAGGAAAAAATAGAAAAATATTGGAAGGTAAAGAAATTGACTTGGTAATACCCAGTTTAAAAATTTGTTTTGAATATGATGGTTTATATTATCACACCGAAAAAATGGGTAAGGATTCAAAATACCATCTAAATAAAACTATTGATTGTTCTCTTATGGGTTATAAATTATATCACATTTATGAAGATGAATGGGTTAAGAATAAGGAACTTGTCAAAAATAAAATTAGACATATCCTAAATAAAAGTGAGGGAACAAAAATTGGTGCCAGACAAGTAAAAATAAAAAACATAACAAAAGAAGAAAAAACCAGATTTCTGGATAATTTTCACATACAAGGTAATGACAAATCTGATGTCTATTATGGGGCGTTTTTTGGTGATGTTATGGTTGGTATTATGACCTTTAATAAAAAAAGAAATATGACCAAAACGCAAGATGGGGAATTTGAGTTATCAAGATATTCAACAAATTCTGGGTTTGTTGTTAATGGGTTGGCCTCAAAGTTTCTTAAAGTGTTTATAAATGATTATAACCCAAAACAAATCATTAGTTTTGCCGATAGGAGGTGGACCGTTAATCCGGATAATAATTTATATACAAAACTTGGGTTTGAATTAACATCAATTGTTAAACCATCTTATTATTACTATAGTTCAAAAATCAACAAATATAAAAGGTTTCATAAATTTTCTATGGGTAAAAATAATTTGAAAAGAAGGTATCCGGATCTTGATTTCACCAAATCCGAATCACAATTAACCGAAGAACTTGGTTTTGATAAAATATGGAATTGTGGGTTATTTAAGTATGTTTTGGATTTAAATGAAAAATAATAATTAAAACAACATAAATATTCATCTATATTAAAAGTAAATGAGAAATTAAGGATTTTTACTTATATTTATATAAATACTCAGCCGGCCCATGGTAGATGGGGGTTTCCTTATGGTCTCTACAAGTGAGTGTAAAAAAAATTAAAACAATTATAATGAAAAATGTTTTTATGTTTATTTTTACATTGTTAATTTCATTCGGATATTCCCAATGTAACCAATACTTTATATATGAGAGTTTCTCAACAGCATTGCCTACACAACAAGGGACATGGATAAATACTTCTGTTTTATATGGCACCACAGCAGCAACTGCTAGAACAGGAGCAAATTATCTTACATTCAATGCCCTCAATGATGCAATCCGTTTACCCCAAGTATCAAATCCAGGTGTATTAACATTTTATTATAGAAGAAGTTCAACATCAACTGGTACTCCAAAATTTTCAGTAGAAACATCCCTAAATGGTACAACTTGGACAGAACGTTTAGCAGTAACAACTTTTTCCACTACATATGCTTTAGCATCTGTTGATATAGGTGTATTAGGATTAACTAATGTTCATATTAGAATTATTGATAAACGTGCTTCGGGTACAGCTGAACGTTATATTGATGATTTGGGGTTAACATCTACCACTACAAGTTCAAATACATTAATGCCATTCTTGAGCTCATGTAGTTCAACATTAAACTCATCTTTTACATATTCAATATGTGATGATACAGGACCGCAAGGAACGGGTTTAGGTGGTTATACTAATAATGTTAGTAGAACAGTAACATTAACCCCTTCAGATAATACAAAACGTTTAAGACTTACATTTTCCCATTTAGATTTAGAAACCAGTTATGACTATTTGTATGTATATGATGGAGCAAACACATCAGCAACATTACTAGCTACACTTAATGGAACAACAACACCCTCAAATATAACTGCTACGAATGCTTCAGGTCAACTTACATTACTTTGGACAACAGATGTTTCAAATGTTGGGACATGGGGTGGATTTTTAGCTACAGTAACATCTATTACTTTACCAATCCCAACATGTATTTCATCACCAACAACTCCAACGGATGGTGCTACTAACATTGGATTAACCCCAACATTAAGTTGGCCATCTGCTACCCATGCCACTACTTATGACGTTTATTTTGGAACAACATTACCTTCAACCCCAACAACAAATACTTCTTTAACATCATATTCACCAGGGACATTATTAACAGGAACAACATATTATTGGAAAATAGTACCTAAAAATTCAGTAGAGGCAACTCCTAGTGGATGCAACACTTGGTCTTTCACAACATTCACACCACCTTCAAATGATGATCCTAGTGGAGCAACTCAATTAACTGTAAATAGCAGCATAACATATTCAACATATACAAATTTATATTCTACAAATACCACAACAGAATCTACGCCATCATGTGCTTCATATACAGGTGAGGATGTTTGGTTCAAAGTAACAGTTCCACCATGGAATGTAAATACCCTAGAATTTGATACACAAACTGAAGATATTACAGATGGGGGGATGACAATTTATAGAGGAACTATTGGTTCGTTAACTGAAATTGAATGTGATGATGATGATAGTCCAAATGGATTAATGCCATATATTACTAGATCGGATTTTGTGGCCAATGAAACAATTTACATCCGTTTTTGGGAATATGGGGGTGGAACAACGGGTACGTTTAAACTTTCAGTATCAACAAACCAACCTTTACCTGTTGAACTTACTCTTTTTGATGGAATACCTTACCCTTTATTTAATGTTATTAAATGGACAACGGCTTCTGAACATAACTCAAGTTATTTTGATCTAGAAAATAGTTTTGATGGTGAGAATTGGAAAATGATATCAAAAGTAAAATCCGCCGGAAATTCAACAACCGAACAAAAATACTCATTTATTGATTATAATCAACATCCTTTAAGTTATTATAGATTACAACAATATGATATTGATGGTCAATTTAAAACATATGGGCCGATTGTGGTGACAAAAAGTGTTGGTGACAAAAAAGTTGTTAAGTATATAAATTTACTTGGTCAAGAAATTAATCCAGATGAAACAAGTGGTGTTGTTATTGAAATTTATGAAGATGGGTCTATAAGAAAAATGATAAGATAAATGTTAAAATGGGATATATTTGAAAGGTTGTTTACATCGGGTTTAGCTATGTTACAACCTTTTATTATTTATATGACCATTGGTGATCAATTTGCCATTTCACACTCCTGGAACACATCTTTACAACCCCTATTCATAATCACAAACGCCCTTGTTAGTTTTTTCTTTTTTAAATTGGAGAAATGGAGAATTCCAGCTTTACTTCTTTTGTTATTGACGGCATTCCCGGTTTGTGACTATTTTTGGTTACACAATATTTTTGCCATATTATTTTTTATATTTTCTGGTATTTCATTGTGGTCAATTAAAAGGATGAGGTATTACTTTTTCATATTTTTATGTTCACTTATTTTTATTTTTAATGGGTTATTTTGGTCGGAAACGTTTGGGATTATAACCCTCGCAACCTATCACTTACATTTATTATTGTACAGATATTTATTAAGTAAGAAAAGACACTAATGGATATTAAAAAAATAATAGAGGAAGTTTTAAATGAGGTAAATTCAAGTAGGTACGCTGGTTCCTATAACGGACCATTAACGATGGGTGAGATTGATTGGAAAAAAGAAACATTAGGTCCTTTTACCACAAAAGTTTCTGATTTTTTTAATGCTGAACTTCAATATGATAGTTATGATGGGTCATTAGATTCACATAAGAAAGATAGAAAAAAATTGGAGGCTAAATCAAAAAAAATATCAAAATACAATAAAACCCACCATCAGTTAAATGATGATGATGGTAATCCGATTAATCCAACACCCGGTAAAGGTCAGAAAATCGTTCCAATAGTTAGAGAATGGGTTGAGTTAGATGAAATATCATTAACTGAAGATTTGGCTGTTTGGTTTGGGAAAAAGAAAAAACCAAAAGGTTCTTCACAACCAAAAGGTCCGTGGGTTAATATCTGTAGAAAAGTTGATGGTAAACATCCCCCTTGTGGTAGACCAGATACCAGTAAGGGTGGTTATCCAAAATGTAGAGCTGCCGGTGTTGCTGGAAAAATGAGTGATTCTGAAAAAAGGTCAGCTTGCCAACAAAAAAGAAAAGCTGAGAAAAAAGACACACAAACAGGTAAAGGTCAAAAACCGGTTATGGTTTCCTACAAACCAAAAAAGACTCAAAATGAGTCTTTGGATATTTTAATACAACAAATATTATCGGTTATTTAACAATTTTAGTCTAACATTAATATTTTATATTCACATTTCCAACCTTTATAGTGTTTTAATTCACCTTTACCTACTCTATGTAATACACTATCGTTTAGATTATGTTCCACACAAAAATTTCTCAAAGAAGTTAGATTGAATACATCCCCATTTGGTGATGTTAATTTATAAACTCTTTTTTCAATTGTTTCATTTTTACTTCTGTTTAAAACTATTAAACCTTTTTGTACATTTCTTTTTATTTTTTTTCTGGCAGAACGCAAAGTATTTTGATTAATATTATTCTGTCTACAATATTCGTGTAAATTTTTGACAACGGTTTCATTTAAATTTTCATCATAAATTACAAATTCATCTTTAGTGTCTAATTCCTGTATTTTATTTTTTAAATTAGTAATTTCACAATTTAATTTAGACTCTTCTGATTTACCATTAAATAATAAAGAAATAAAGTTCTGCCAAATATCAACACTTGTTTCATTTCTTCCGATATTAGCAGCATAACAAGTTAAAACAACATTGTCTTTAGTATAACCTTTAAATCTATCTAATCTATCTATCGAAGGTTGTTGTGGGTGTTTATTTGTTAGTGTTGGGATTAAAGGAACATTAAACCAATAACATAATCCACCTTGATTTTGATAAACTTCAAGAATTTCATCAACAGTTAATGTATTTTCAAAATTTCTTCTTTTTGTTGAATGTAATAAATCGTTAGCCCATAATCTCAATTTTCTTTCTTGTGATTTTAGTTTTTCTTTTTCAATATTTTTTGGGTCTTGTCTGTACTTTTTTTTGTTGATTCTACCTCGTAATTTGTGGTGATATTTACACAATAAACTTTTTTGTGAAGTATAAAATTCACTTAATGGTTTTAGTTCATTACATTCTTTACAATACTTTGTTTCCATATACATAAATATGTGGAATTTGGGTAAAGTGTCTAAATCTGTAAATTATTTTTTTGTCCACTTACCACCTTTTGAGTTATATCTCTTAACTGCGGCACCATTACAATAAGCACTAGGACATACATCATAACGTTGTCTAGCCCAAGCTAAAGATTGTTGCCATAATTTTTTATTTGTTGCAACATTCTTTTTTTTCTTACCCTCCTCAATCATATCTTCATCATATGAATCATCACCTTTAACTTCATTCATAATAAAATCAAAAACCTGATCCATATTGTTTTTTGCTTCAGCGATATGATCTTGAGCCCAATCGTGACCATTTTCCAAAATGGATTCAATTTGATTTTCATCCATTTCAAGTAACATTTCACATTGTCTTTTCATTTGTTCAAGATTTTGAAAAAACATATATCTATTTGACCCGTATTTCTCCTCTAAGAGGACTTTTTTTATAATTCTATCCAATTCCATCACTTTATGAATTTAAACCAGTAGGACCACCCAAAGTGACCATATTTAATTGAACAACAGTTCCACCTGTTAAGTCAGAATAAACTGGATGAGGTGGGTTTAATGTTACCACTGTAGTTCCACCTGATCCGTCACATATTTGTTCACAAAATGTGGTTTCTGTATTTGCGCTTGTTTGTGCCATAATTAATTATTTTTTACTTTTTATTCACAATTTGAAATTGTAGTTCTCTTTTATAAGTATCTATATTTTTGTCGGATACCACTTTTATATCAATAAAATATTCATTTGGTAATTTATCTCTTGTGTCAAAAACAAAATAATGTCCGTCCGTTGTTTGGTTAATTCTTGTCCAATCTTGAACTTGAACTTCCGTATTTCCACCCTCTTTAACATATACCCTATAATAGGGTTGAACATCATTTAAAACACTTTTTGATGAGTAAGCTTGTTTGATGGTAACATTAACCTTTCTTACGTCCGTATTTAATATTTTTTCACTTTGTTTTATACCATCAAATGAAAAACCAAATATCTTTGGATTTTCGGTGGTCGTCCCGATTTGGAATTTCTTTGATTTTTCAACTAGGGCGAATTCATTTTCAATGTCACCAAATAACTCACCATTTATGGTTATATTTCTCCATACATCATAATAAAGACAAGGAGCATTTTGACAACTAATCGGAGGTACCGTAACTTTATAGACTCCACTTGAAACCAAACAAGATTGAAGTGAAGCAAAAACAACATTTTCTTGGTTGTCAATAATATCAACTGTTGGTGCTGAATCAAACATAATTGGTGTACCGTTGTTGTAACCATATAAATAAAGTTCATTTGTTAGATTACAGACGAAATTATTTCTATTATCAGTGATAAGGTCATCATAATTTGTTTCCAAATAAGGTTCATAAAATGTTTGTGTGTGCGGCGAGAAAAATCCAACGGAGTAATTCTCTGTCATTCCAGAAATATTTTCAACTTCTGGGTAATAAGCTATCCCCCAACCAGTAACACCAGTTAATGTTCCATCAAGTATTGAGTTAATTTCATTTGTCATATCAAACTCAATATCTTCGTTTCCAAACTCAAAATGTTGTGTATCAACAATTGTAAGTCCAGAATAATTTATACCACTCCCAGTTACTGAGTTTGTATTATCATAAAGCCCTGGGGTTGTCCAATTACTGATGGTTGTTGTTTGGAACCAATTTGATGGTCTATCAGAAAAAGACCTATCATTTAAGTTTGTAATTTGAAAATTATAATAATCATATCCAACCCCAGAATCCCACATTTGATTATCCGGAATCCTAAAAAGTATCAAATCAAAAGATGTTGCCCTTCTTCTACCTTGTGATGTTTTATCATTTAATAATTCATCATCAAAAGATGAGGTATTTGTCATTTTAAGTGTGTGTGTAATACCCGAAAATCCGGTACAACCAGTTGAAATAAATCCTGTATTTATCTTTTGTTGTAGTAAATTTAAATCAACATTAAAAATGTACCTACTAAACCCAAATGGAATCCCAACATTGTCTAATTTCCCATAAAATAGTTCAACTATTGGATTTCTACTCGTGTTGGTGTAGGAATTGAATAATATAGTATTTGACTTATCAAAATAAGATTTGTGAATTGACATAATTCGTTTTACTAATAAATACTTAGTTAATACGAATATTACTATTTAAAACTTTTTGGTATGCTTCCAACATCTTTTTTAACAATTCGTCGGTTGAGGTCCCATCATATGAAACCGAAGATGGTGGTAATAATGGATAAGGATGTACGTGACTAACCAAGAACCCAACAATTGATTCAAGTAATTCCAAAAGTTCCTCGCCTCTAACCATTGATGAAGTACTAGGTATCACATTTTGTGACAGACTATTTTGATCAAACTTATAGGAAGGATTCGGTATTGAGTCGTCGTTATTTTTGGATATATTTTCTTTTTTATCTTTATCGGCTTCAAATTTAACTTTTTGTTTCCCTGGTATTTGTGGTGTTTCATTTGATAATAAAAAGATTTGACTTGCCCCTAATATACCTACTGAATTATCCTGAAGTTCATTTGTGATTTGAACTCTTTTTTCTTTTTTTGGTTTAAATGGTATGTCTGGACTAAATTTGGCATCCAACACCAATCCATAACCAGGACTGATATCTGTTGCGGTCACAAATATACTATTAACCAATAATTGCATATTTGAATAAGGTACTAATTCTAGTGATCCTTGAAGTGGGTTACTTTTTAATATGTCCCTTATTCGTTTTGATGGTCTATAATAGAATGGGAATTGGAGACTATCAACTGAACTGTTATTATTAGCTGTTGTTGTTCCGTCTGGTAAATTTGACAATATTAATGTTGGGTTATTAACTAGTGTGATAATATTATCTATTATTAATTTTTTAAACTCATTTAAACTATAAGCAATATCAACATTAATTATTTTTACTTTTGATGGAGTAAATCCACTTAATTCGGTATCATATGTGAATGATTGTGTCCTTGTCCTTGCGTCGTTTTCTTTTGGTAATTGATATATTGTGATATTCCCAGTAAACATCTGAGGTACACTTTCTGGGTTGTAAATGTCATATTCAATAAGGTATTTAATTTGTCTATCGGTACTTTCTAATTTATAAATTGTTTCCTCTGGTCCGACAATTGTTTTTGTTGCAAATTTGGATAATTGTAAGAATGCTCTATTTGCGTCAATAATTGGGATGTCTTGATTATCTGAATCGTATTTGTGTTTTCCGGCCCTTAAAAGAACATCATTGTTTTTTAAAATTAAATCCGTTGTACCTCTACCCTTGATTCCGACATCGGTTGGTTCAGCAAAAACACCCTTATATTCTCCCTTACGAAAAGAACCGTCAAGGTTTTTCATTGCTGGATATTTCCTTCGGTCGTTTTGTTTACCAGAACTTAAATGTGTCCTTGATGAATCATAATCTTCAAAATCTATTTTGGTTGGTGAGGAAAAGGGAGCAACAATATAAAACCTATCACTTATATTTTTCTTTGCGTTACTATAATAAATAAGCATTACCCTTTCATCTTTTTGTGGAACTTGATTCACAAAATAGGGTAAAAAAGGTAAGAAAATTAATGGATCAACTGGTGACCATTTACCATTATCGGTATTGGTACTTTTTTCGTCAAAAAGTTGATTAGAACCCTCAAGAGCCGATAAATTATCGTTGTCTGGTTGTACCCGGATTCTACCCAACATTAAGGGGTCATCACTATCAACAACACGTCCATAAAAAACATTTCTGTTAAACTGTAAAAATTCTAAACTTTCACTCATTGTTTAATTCTACTATTAATTTCTTCCAATAATTTATTATAACTAATTTCTGTAGAATCTAAATGGTGTGTTAGCTTAACAATCAATTCTTTTGTTTTGTTAAAATCTTCATATAAAAAATCCAACACTTGAATTAAATCTTTGTTTGATTTTTTCTTGTAATTTTTTAAAACTTCTTGTATTTTTTCTTGTTCCATATTACATACTTTTTCCGTTAGCCACAGTTGGTAATGTTGTTCCGGCCGGAGTAATAGTTAAAGGTGGGACAAAAACTTGTGTTTTACCATTTTCTGCCTGTTCTTTATTTTGTCCTTGAACCATTGATTGCATTGCTAGATTCATTAGGTTCGGCCCACCATCAGGTGCTGGTCCCGTGGGTAATCCAGCTTTTTGTAAATTTTCAATCACGTTAGCCATGGCTCTTGTGTCTGAAACACCACCTAAAACACCGGCCGAAGCTAATATAAATGGTGGTAAAGTTAAATTCACATTAGAGAGTGCTAAATTAAGAAGTTTTAAAATTTCATCTATTACACTTTTACAATTTCTATAATCTATAACTGCTTGTCCGACAATCATTAAAATATAAATGATAGTTGAATACATCCTCAATTGTTTAGTTTTAGATTCCTTTATAATCTCAAGTAAAATACTTTCTACTAAAATTTTGATGTTAGCTTTCACTACCTCAAACAACTTCTCAACAAAAAGTGCAAAAACTCGTCTGGCGAAATCCAAAATAAATTTTTTAAATACTTTTAAAAACCCCTTAATGTCGTCATATAGTGTGTCTAAACTTTGACTAAGTTGGTTACCGGCACCTTTAATCATAACTAAAATCCCTATAAGTACTTTCGGTGTTAAAATCGTTTTAACAATAATCATTGGGATTTTAGTTATTATAGAAAAATCTATTGATGCTTTTATTTCTAAACCAAAAGTTTTATATTTCGCATCATTAGATATGTCGTCAACATACTTTTTAAACAAATCAACTTTTTTTGCTATTTTTGTTTCTGTAATTATTTCTTCTTGATTTTTTTTCTCATAAAGTAAATTTATTGGAATTAAAATATTGCCACAATCCTCAAACTCAACAACACCATTTTTTATATTATCAGCTAATCGTTGTGCTAAGATTGTTTCTTGTGGAGTTACTTCAAAAAAACTATCATCAATGTTGTCAAGATCACTTAGTTTTGCAGTACCAGCAACATCTATCTTTTTTGTTGGGTCACTACAAATACCCATAAGTCTTTTAATAATAAAAAAAAAGGTATTTTGTTTAGTCGTTTCATCGGTTGGAAACCCAACACCAAAACTAAAAGCACCTGTTAAAATGTTTTTTAAGTTCATTAATAGATTATCAAAATCCATAATGTCTATACTATTATAGTAATCCCTTAAAAAATCAGATATCTTTGTTCTGTTATTAAGTTGCGGTTTAAGGGTTATTTTATAAAAATCACCAGTCACCAATACGTTGTTTTGTGTATAGTTTTGTACATATTCAATATCAAACAATTCTTGTTGTGACGCACCTTTATAGCTTTGTCCGTTACCGGCCGTAGTATCTTGAGAAAAAGATTGGTTAAGTGATTGTAATCTTTTATAAAGTTGTCGGTTCATTGAATAAGGTATTGAACCATTTGCGGTATCACTACTTTCGTACATAAATTTACCTACCTCATCATCAGGTGAAATTTTTAAAAGTGAAAATAAGTCAACTTGACTTACTTTGATGTAGATGGGTTGATTTAACACACTTTCATATGATTGTTCTTCTGAACAACCTATTGTTGAAATAATAGAATCTGTTAAAATATTCCCAATCTGTCCTTTTAGTTCATTTGCCGCTAAGATAAAAAAAGACGAAATAGTGGACATAGATTGACTATTACCTGTTTTTGGTAAAGATTCTTTAAATAATTCCAAAAGTGACTCTAATTGATTTTTAGCTTCGCTTTTTATTTGTTTTATTTTTTCTTGTCCTTGACCCTTTACATCATTTAGTTGTTTTTTTAAGTCTGCTATTTTTTTTTCTTTCGCTGATGTTAAATTTTGTTTTTTTAATTTCGCTTCAGACTCTTTTGTATCTTTAAGGGTTTTTAATGAGGATACCTTACTTGAGGCATCATTCCAACTTTGATTCAAATCAATAGCCATTTATTGTAATTTAAATTTTTCATCTGAAGAACCGTTACTTATATCCTTTTTAATTAGGGTTTGTAACATATCTTCGTCCATATCATTAATTGTAAAATTATCATCATTTGATGATTTTGATTTTTCCCAAATAGATGACTGTAACTTAGATAATGATAACTTTTTTTCTATTGTATCATTTATAATTTTTTGTTGTTCTTTAATGACCGGACCAATCAGTGTCATATCTTCCGGATCCTTCAACATTGATAGCATTTTATTTTGGATACGCATCGCCGTTGCTCTTTGTTCAACCAACTCGTTATAGATTTCTTGCATTAAACTTAATACTGAATCTTTATTTAATGATATTTCTTTTTTTCTTTTTCTGTCCATAATAAATAAATATTCAAATCACTTATTTATTCTTTTTAGTGTTTCTAAATATAAGAGCTTGTATTTTTTTAAGTAACTTCTAACATCTTTTGTGGATAAGTTTGTCATTTCCCTTAATTCAAAAAGAACGATGTTTCTATTAAATTTGTTATTATCATTTCCGATGAAAATATTACCATAATTGTCAAGTAATTCAATAAGTGCATAACCCAACTTTCTTTCACCATCTAACATTTCAGTATTATCCACATGGTCTTTTAAGTCGCCCAAAAAAATCTCAATAATTTTCTCAGCATCAATACTTTCAAATTCCATATAATATACCATATCCGGTCTATTTTCTAGGGTACTTGAAATATCTTCATAAGATATTCTTCTATTTGTATCCTTTTGGTCTTTTTGGATTTGACCCATTAGGTAGTTTTTACAAATTGTACCAAAATATGAATATGCTTTCTTATTTTTATCTGGTTTAAACTTGTCAACTTTTGTCATCAAAAAAGAGTGTGTGTCAGTATGAATATCGCTATATTCCATATCTTTTCTATATAATTTATAACGTCTAATAATTGAATCAATCATTTTATCCAATGGATCTTTCAAAAATTGGTTATAAATTACCTCTTTTTCTTCTTTAGTATCTGCTAGAATATAATTTCTAACAGCCTCTTCTTCCCGTACATCAAAGTAGTTTGTGGTTGTACCTTTACTTGATCTTTTTCTTTTTACACTAATATTCTCATCTGAATTTAAAAACATTAAACTTCTTGTGGTTCATACTTCAAATTCCTATCTGTGGTGAAAAAATGTTCTTTTTTTGCTGAATCAATCCAAAAAGAAACCTCATCATCAGTAAGATTGTTATCACCAAATTTGTAATTCCAAAATATGGATCCTCTTCTCAGATTCATATGTTTATAACCAATACGTGGAATGGTCATAAGTTTCGCTGAGTTATATGTAAGTCTTAATAAAAATTCATAAACAAAAGTCAATTTAACTGACGGCTTAAAACCTCCGGAATTTTCATAAGTTGATTTTTTAATCACCATTCCACTTGTTTGGAAATTTTGGTAATTTAAAAGTGTTTCATTGTTTAAATAACCCATATCACTATTCAAACTAACAGCAAATGTGGCTTCATTTGTAAAACCAACAAAAACACCTTTTTCGTCCGTGTCAACAACCAATGGTAAGAAACCATCAACTTCTGGGTATGATTGGATATACTCTTTTACATTTTTAAACCAAATGGATGAATATTCATCATCAAATTCCAATACGGACACCCACTTACTTTTGGCGTTTTTAACACCCAAGTTTACTTGTGATGCAAAATCAAATTCACCATCATTTTGAATGATGTTTACAGTTAATCCACTATAGTCATAAGCTTCAATTTTTGATTTTAGTTGATCTTCACCACTGTGAACAATAACCAATTCATTAATTGGTGTGATTTGTATTAATAAGGACTGAACGGCCTTGTTGAAGTAATCATCAAAATCTACGTGTTTTGAGGATTCAATTGGTAAAATTACTGATACGTCTACTTTTTCCATAAATTAAATATTTTCTTCTGTTATTTTTATTTTGTCTAATTGTTGTTCAAATGCTTCAACTCTAATTTTGAAATAATCGGCAAATAATTCACCTACTTCATTGTTGAATTTTTCTCTATCTTGGTATTTTGTTGCCGTTTGATACATATTATCATAAAGTTCTTCACTGATATTATCTTCCAACCAGTTTTGAGTGAAGTTTGAAATCACATCAATAATAAAGTTGAATTCAGTTAACCAAATACCATTATTTTCATTTAACCATTCTGGTTTCATATTTGGGACTTTACCAATAACTGGTGTATTTGAAATCATTGATTCAATTGGGAAGGTACCAAAACCCGATTCATTATCAACCCAAACTGACAAATAAGATTCTTTTAAAAACCTAGAGAAATCTTCTTGATTAATTCCTCGCATATCTCTAAATGTAATCCATCTAAATTGTGGGTATTTCAAATAAAAGGACTTGATGATTTTTGCGGTATCTCTTGGTTCTCTTGTGTGGATTGCAATAATTGGTTTTGCTGGTTTCTCTTTTTTGGAAAAATGTTCTGAAATAACCGGTATAA